AGAAGCAAGTCCTTCTGGCATCCAACTACGGAACTGTAATAGGAATCTACCTAGTATATAGGATTTCATAACAATAGGAGAATTAGGGTCATAATTACCGTGTATCTTTTTATTGACTTGTATAGCACGATTACGGAACTTTCTAAATTCTTTCATTTGTGATTTATCAGCAATATTACCAGACCACTCGGTATTCTCTCCGAATTCTTCTACTTTCCATTCTCCATCTTTATCGAAAGCTTCTAATAACTTTCTTTCTTTACCAGTAATATCTTTTACTTTATGATGAAGCATCATAGCTACTAGACTCATACCCTGGATAAAGAATTCTGACCTTGTTTGGAATTCGTATACTCCAATATTACGAGTAACCCTAGATATTTTACTTACACCCTTATTTCGTTTAGAACCTGCGTAAGCTGCTTCATTGACTTCGAATAAAAGATCAAACTTGTTAACCATTGCCGTAATCATTAGAGCTGTATCAGTTGTAATACCTCCAAGTTTACCAACATTGTTTAGCATTAACCTAAAGGCTGTAAGAGCCTCACCAGTGGTGAAGTCTTCTCTCCCATTAGCGTGGATCATATTACCCATTAAACCAAAGCCTAAGTTAGCAGTAGCTGAAAAAGGGTTGTATGCCATACCTTTCATCTGTGTAAAGTTCATAAGGATACCACCTAGACCAGATACAGTTACTTTTCTAGTAATGATAGCATCTAATTCTTCAGTGAGTCTTTTATTCTCTACTATATATTTAGGGGTACTAATTTCATCACTGGCATATGCTATTTGTAGTTCTTCTAGTAACTTAGTAAGTCTCTCTTTCTCCTCTTTAACTTCTTTATCTATAATTACTTCCTTGTTAGTATATATCTCATCTCTTTGACGATCACCGTATAACATGGCATCGATAGTATAACTTACAGAGTCTTTTAAATTGGTAAGTTCACCATCTTTAGTATATATCTTATTTCTAAGTTTATCATATAATGTGTTTCCACTAGAATCTACTTGTATTTCTTCAGCTTCATATACTACACGTTGAGCTAATAGTACTGTATCTTCAATCCTATTTAAATGCTCAAAGTTATAAGCAGCGTGACCAAAGATCTCTAACGCTCTTAATACATCTGTTGTTTGAGTAGCACGATCTTGATAGCTTGTTAAAACCTTTTGACCTGTCTGAGGATCTATAACCATTGTCTGCTTAGTAGGTAGTTTAAGGTAAGGGAAAGGAATATCTTTAACCTCTTGTCCTCCAACTCCTGTTAATGGTGCTTCTTTAATATCCACCGCTGATATACCTTCTAAGAATTTAGAAGAAGCTTCAGACCAAGCACCTTCAAAATTAGAATCAAGCATACGTTGTACTAGTTCATTTTGTACTTTAGGTAAGAAGTTGGTATGTACTTGGTTTTCCATTCTAAGATGAGGTGGAATCTTTTCAATATGATCAGCCATAGTCTCAGTGAACCAATCAAAGAATTTAGAATATACTTCATCCTTCTCAATTTCAGCGTACTGTTTATCAAAGTACTTCTTATTAGCATCTGAATTAGGATCTGGATGCATTATAATCTTATGGTAGTTATTAACACCCAGGGTGCTTGAAGCTAAGCCGGAGTATAGCTCATCTAGTAAATTGATGGGAGACTTAGTATCCATTTCATACTCAAGTGCTTTATCAGCATCATCCTGAGAATAGTTTACTATCTCAATTACTTTAGCTTCTTCTCTAGTTATAGTACCCTCTAAATGATCAAGGAAATTTTTCCATTGTCTATCAGCATTAGCTAGCATTATCTTTGCTTGCTCATCTCCTACCTTTTCTTTAAGCATTTTAATATGCTCATCTTTCTCTTCTTGAGTACTTTCTTCTCCATATAAAATTCTAGAATCAACTATTATGTTGTTACCTTTTAACCATTTTTTATACTTGGTAATTTCCTTATAGTAATCAACAGTTCCCTTATTAGAATTGTGTATACGACGTTGAAGGTTATATCTATCTTTATACCATAGTTGACTTAGTCTGTCTACTCTGTCACCTGTCCATTCACCGTTCTCATCTTTCTGGAACATTAAATCAAACCCATGTTTTTGATAAGCAGGAGATGCCTTAAGCTTCTCACGTTGTTTCTCTATCTCTTTAGAAGCTTCCTCAGCTCTATAACTAGCATCACGCTTAGCATCTTTCAATGTCTTAGCTACAAATGATAGTAATGGAACTTTAGTCTCACTGGCATCTAGGAAATACTTACGTCCTACACCAATATCTTTCAATTTTTGAAGTGACTTGGGAGTAGTTTGTTGTATTAAATTCTTATTAATCTCACCTGAGATAAACTTTAAATTTATTTTAGCTGCACGATCTGTTAAACTATTAGAGAGTTCTTCAAGCTCTTTAAGAACCTCTTCCATAGATGCTGTAGGTTGTTCAGCATCACTTGGGTATAGTACCTTACGAATATCCGCCCATAACTCAATGGTCATCTTAGCTTGCTTAAGCTCTGTATCAGTAATCTGAGGGTTATCAAGTATATTGATTACCCAATCTAATGACTTTTTAGCAAGGTCTGTAATGTCAGTTACATTTTTATCTTGTATAAGTTTGTGTCTTTCAATGCCTAATCTCTCTATCTCTTGTTGGAAATTAGAAGTGTTAGCATTAAGCTTAGAAGAAGCTTGTTTTAAACTCTTGGTTCTAGCATCAATACGAGCTATAGTTTCAATTAAGAAGGTATCTAATCTATTAGTACCTTTTTTCCTAGGTGCTCCTACTCTGTATTCGAACATATCTAACTGTCCTTCTTGATTAGAATTTTTATCTACTATTCCTGTGTCATTATTAAATCCAAATTCTTCTTGTAATCTTTGTTTTAAATAAGCATACGTTTGTGGTGCTTTTTGTTTAAGCTTAGCAAGACCAGTACCAAATCCATCTTTAGGAAAGACTAAAGATCTACCATCCTCTTTTATTTTAACTATATCAGAATTAATAACATCTTTATTAGATTGTAAATCGTTGTCAGACATAAATGCATCTGCACTATTACTAGGTTTAAGTTTAGTTGCTATCCCAAAAGCATTTTCATTATTTCTAATTTGTGCTTGTCCTCCAGTACCTGTTCTTCGTATATTATCTCCAAATACATATATCTTATCAGGATTAGTTTTTACATCTGAATTTGAATATCTAGCTACAACTTCAACCTCACTAGTTTGTGGTAGAGAAGTAGCTTTCTCAGCCTCTGTTAAAGGTTCTGTTCGTAGTATAAAGGTAGTTTGTTCTGTTAACCCTAGTATAGCATGAAGACCAGCCTCAAGAGCAGACCCAGGCTTTACTTTTAAGCCTATTGATTCTGCTAGTGCTTTTATAAACTTGTTATAGATGTCCTTAATACGATCCCATAGTGTCTTCTTAGAAGTAAACTTAATATTATTTGCAAACTCTTGTATTTTTTTATCAGTTGGAAGTGCGACTGCAAATTCTTCTATTGAAGTAGCATGGTATAAGAAGTTAAAATTCTCTGGGCTACCAGCTATTAATGACATCTCATCAAAAATCCTATCACGTGATTCTTTAACATCTCCTTTACTTGTAAAAAGTTCTTTTCGTAAGTTTATAAAGTTAGTGATAGTATCTTTTCCAAACTTTTTCTCTAACTCTTTAAGTAGTATCTTATGTACAGCAAATAGTTCTTTAGCATATTCTTTTTCTTCCTTAGTTAATACTGCAGTATTAAGGTTATCTACCTTTCCTTTATTCTTAGCTCTAAACTCAGCTCCCATCCCCACATTATTTTGCACTTGATATGCTACAAGCAACATAACTGTAGAAGCATGTAAGGCTTCATGCAGAATAATTGCATCAGCCTCTGTTGTAGTATACATATTAGTATCAAACAGATCCTCATGGAATCCCATATCTATTCTATTCTTTACAAAACTAGGTGTAACATGTCCAATCTCTGTATCGCTACCTGTCTCTATAGTTAATTTTCCTTTATATGGGAATCTATGAAGAGAACTATTGATAATAGCAGCAAGAGCCCTGTAAGAAGGATTTAGTGATGTCTCAGCTATTTTGTTCAGCATATTAGGAAGTGCATTAGATATATTTCCTGTTTTGTTTATTCCATAACGCTGTTTTAATGTTAAACTTCCTCCATCAGGATTAGGAATTACTATTGGAGTTTGCTCAGGTAAGATAGCATGGTCTGGAGCTATCACTGGTTCAACTCCGTATTCCTCTTCTAACTCTTTTACTAACTTATCTATATAGGTCTGTTGAATTTTACTAGGATTATTCTTTACGTATAAACTTTTAGCCTTAGTAGATTTAGGTTGAAACTCTTCAATAGACTTATTTCCTAAAGTTGGAATCCTAACATAAATTCCACCACCTGGCATTGCTTCAGTTTCTTCGTATAGTACCCATTCATTATTCTTTGTATCCCTTGCACGTAAATATTTAGGGAAATGCATATTCACAAGACCTGCATCTTGTACTAAGTTATCCAACTCTGGTGATAAGTCACCGTTGATTGGAGGCATAGTAAAGTATAAAGCTGTATTATCAATGAGAGGTCTTCCCATTAAGTCAAGCCCCACAAACTTATCTGGTACACTATATACTAGATCTGGGTTATGTTGAATATACTGTCTAATGAATTTAAATGCGTACTCAGCCATATCCATCTTATTAAAACCTCTAATAGTCTCAGCTAGACCAGATATCTTTATCCAATCAAATGGAATGTACCTCATGAAATTATTAGCTCTCTGACGAGCTCCTGTGAGGTATAGGTACTTTATAAGATCTGTAGCTAAGTCTCTAGTGTCTTTATTTACAAGTAAATCTGTAAATGCTTGTACATTTTCAGCGTCATCTAATTGGATAGCTGAAGTACCTTCAAAATGGATTGTACTTGCTTCCTTAGTAAGTGGGTTAATATCAGTACGAATACGTTTAAGTAGAATATTATCTTTTGTTGCTTTAGCTGTCTTAGCTTTATGAACTCTATGTGCTAATGAATTCTTACCTAGAAGTAGTCTCTTACGATCCGCTTTACTATTGTAAGTAATACCAGCCTCTATACTACTATAAAGATAAGCTTTCAGCTGGTCAAATATCTGTCTCTTAAGTATTGGAGTAAGTTTTTCTCTCGCTATATGATTTTCAATCTCCTTAAAGATACGTGCTCTATCTACGTCTGTATATTCTGGGAGCAGACTCTTATATAATTCTTGAGCTAATTTAGGACCATGTTCATAGGCTTTACCTAGTTCAGTACTATATTGGAACTTTTCTTTTTGGTCTTTATACCCAAGTAAATTAGAGGTATTAGCAATAAGCTTATTATGTTTTACAAATTTTTCAACTTTATCAGACTTATCTGATGCATGGAAAAGATCTTTACCCGCACCTTTAGTATCAGAGTTTATAGCAATTTGTACTTGTAATAAAGAATTACCTACCTCTTCAAACTTTTTAAACAGTTCAAAGATAGCTAACTGATCATTTAATTCTTGTATAGTAGAATTATCAGTCCCTAACTTAGCTAATAAGATATTAGTACTGAATGTAGCAGTATCATTTCTTAGCACAGTAACTTCTCCGTTACTATCCTTAATCTTTTGTGTCCAACGTTCTTTAATGATATCTGTTGCTCTATCCTGAGGAAGTCCACCTGTATTGGCTATAACACTAGCTTCTTGGTTAGAGTACTCTTGTACGTAATCAAGTAAGATAGGCTGTACTAGTAAGTTAGTAATATATTCTATACCTAATGTTTTACCATATTTTTTATTAGTATCTGGAGATTGTAATATTGACATAGCAATGGCAGCTCCAAATGTGATATCATTTAAATTAACCTTATCTAGCTTCTGATCGTTAGCATTATCTACGGCAGCTGACTGAATATCAGATATAACCATTTGCTTACTAATCTCAGAAGAAGTTTTATCCTCGTTCTTAAAGAGGTGATATCCATTACCAGAGAGATCTGATAGTGAAAGAAACTCACCAGGGGCTATTTCAATATCGATTTTTCTTACACTATCAATAGGCTCATCGGGTTGACGTAAGAATAAGTCCTTGTCTTGTGCTGATGCATTGAATGTTGACGCCAAACTCATAATACTTACCCCGGATTTTCCATACCTGTTAGAGATGAAACTTTGTTGTTGTCCTCTACGAGTGTAGTATGTATCAGATGCCTTTTTAACAGTCTTCTTTACATTTTCTATCTTTTTTATAGCATTACTAAGGTTATCTTGATCAACTGGCTGTAATATCCTCTTAAGCATCTTAGGATGAGTTAAAACAGACCAGTGGACATCTATGTAGTCATTCTGGAGATCTTTCATCCCTTTGGTCTTACCCTTTCTATCCTTTTTGTAAGCTTCTTCGATTGCTTTTAGGTTACTATCAGTCAAGAATGCAGATGTTAAAGCTTGTACTAACTCTTCTTTAGTGCTTTCATCTAAGCTGCTAAATAAGTTAGCTACAAAATCAGAGAACTTCTTCCACCATGAATATGCTTCTCCTTTTCTGGCTACTGCTTCTTCTCCAATAGCTTGTACTAAAGCTTCTTCACTTCCCCATTTCTTGATAGCTTCCTTTACAATCGCTGTCTCTCGGAACCATGCAATATAATGGTGAGCATATTCATGAGGTATTGTATCTTCCTTCTTATTTAAAGCATCTATTAGCACAGTACCAGCATCTATGTTAGCCTGTCCTATAATTTTATCTGCCTCATCTTTCTGTAGTAGAATCTCTTGTAGTACTTTAGGAGAAGAAATATCTATTTCATTCCAAGTGTTACTATGTTCATCTGTAATTTCTTTTATACTATATAACTTGTTAAGAATATCAGTAACTTTATTAGCATAAAAAGCTTCTATAGGTTTAAGTTTCTCTAAACCTTCAGTTTTCATCCTTTGTTTTTTAGCTTCTAATTCACTAAGTTGTTTGGTGTCTATATCTATTCTTACATTAGTTATATATCCTTTACTTTCAAATTCTTTTACTCTATTATCAGAAGGTCGCATAGCAAAAAGTATATCTTCTATATTTTGTAAACCAAAATCTCTATTTTTATTCATAGAAATTTCTTTTTGTATTCCTTTATCTGTTTTATCAAAACGTAGGCTACCTTTTTTAACACTTATTATTCTTGCGTCAATGTTTTTAATCTCACTAGCAATAGTTTCATGTCCCTGTATTTTAGCGGCAGTTTCTCCTGTAGGAAATAATATTTTCTTATAACCTTTCTTAATACTATCTTGTACTAGCGATTGTATAAAGAAATTAACCCAGTTACCGTCTTTATTTAGTAGTTGTAAAAATTGATTTCGAGAAGCAGAAAACTTTTTAAGATTATTTTCTTTATCTAATTGTTCTTCACTAGTTATAACATCTATTTGATAGCCGTCTAAAAATATAATAGGTTCATCTTTTAATTTAATTGACGCAGGAAAATCAGGTTCCCATTGATTTTCGTCTGGTAAAAACTCAGCCTCTGTTTCAGGGCTATAAGAGTCTACAGTACCTGTTACCATATGACCCTCTACATGTCTTAATATAACTTTATCTCCTTTTTTTGGAGTAGTATAACTAGAAGCAGTTAAATCTTTACTTTTTCTACCATACTGAAATAAAGGAGATTGTATTTCTTGTACTCTAAGAGTTTTAGTTAGTTCCCCTCCTGTAGTTTTTTGAGAAGTTAGCACTGATAAAGTTGGCTCTGGTCTACCTTCATCATCAAAAGTAACATCATCCAGTACTTCTGTATTTATGGTTTCAATTTCTCCACCTATAGTTTTCTCATCAGTTCTAATCCATCCTAACATATTAGGGACACCACTAGAAAAATCATTAGTATGTGCCATAGACTGGTTAAGTATAGCAGGTGTTTGTATTGTCTTTACTGTATAGTTAGTACCTCCTGGAGCTGCTAGGTTTGCATACTTTTGAGTAGGAGCACTCTCTTCTTCTATATCATAACTAAAAGGACTATCATCTAACAATACACCATCTTCATCTTGATTTACCCCTCTTTGATTTTTAACTTCAAAACTAGTTTCCATAGCAGTATTAACTTCAACAACAAAACTATTTTCAGCTAATAAAGATGTAATAATTTCTTCTCTTAAGTTGGACGTGTTAAACTTTAAAACTTGTTCATCTGCTTTTGCTTTACTTACTAAACCTTCTTTAATTAAAGAGTTCCATAATCTTCTAGCAGATTCACTTTGCTGTTCTGGGTCACTTGTTAAAACACCTTCATTTTTATTAGCTAAATGGTTTAAGTATTTATAAAGTTGTTTACCTAACCCTTTGTTTCTATATTTTTCTTCTAACTTTACACCTTTTATTGTTTTATTTTTACCTTCAAGTAAAGCAACTACACCTATTTTATTATTTTTATAAACAATATCATAAGTATTTGCATCTTCTGGATGATTTTCATTATTTGGTTTAATGCTAAAATCTTTAATAAATTCTTGTTCAGAAACTTTATCTTTATATTTATCTAATATAATTTGTTTTTGCTCTTTAGGTATTTGAAGTTCTGTTAAGATTTTATTTAAATCCCAATTATTCTTTTTCCCTTTAGCAAATACTTGTTTAGCTTTATCAGAAGATAGTATAGATACTGCTTTTAAATTGTAGTCTACTCTATTATCATAGTCTTTCTGATTAAGTACATTGTCTCCTTTTTCCCATACAGGGTTATTAGTCATAGTGAATCCTACCCTATCTCCAAATAACTCTTGAAGTTTAGTAGTTAAATCTGCAGTTGTATTATCTTTTTGGGATGTCTCTATAATATGATTAAGAATCTCTCTCTTATCATTATAGTTAAATATCTTACCATCTATAACCTTATGATTATAGAAATAGAAATACAATTTATCAAAATCAAAGTCAGCACCCATCTGATTGGTAATACCATTTGGTGCTATCACAAGATCTCCCATGTATGTTGGAAGAAATCCTACTACTTCAATAGGAAGCATAGAAGAATGACCTTGAGTAGGTATACGAGCTGCTATAGCACGTCTCATTGAATCAGGAAGTTTATCTTTGTCTACAACTTTTTTACCATTCACAATCTTAGTAAATTCTTCTGTCTTTACCAGAGTGCCGTCCTCATTGTGGAAGTATGAAGGTAAAAGTACTTGTGCTGCCTTAGTTTTACCATCAGCCGAGTGAATGAATTGGAGTCCTTTCTTAAAATCAAAGCCTTCTATATATGTAATAGCTTCCTTGTCTCTTTTACTGAGTTGATTAAGAGAATTCTTACCTTTAAACCCTGCTCCTGCAGCTGCTTGTACGTAAGACTTACCTGGCATCTTTTGCCTAATGATTGTAGAATCGATTAAACTCATTAGCATAGACTCAATAACCTTAACAGAATTATTATATGCTAGAGGTATAATAAACCCAGTACCATCTTTAGTGAGCTCCAATGAACGTAAATCATTGACAGGATACTCTCTCAGTATAGCTTCTTCAACTAGGATCTTTCTAATCAAGTTAAGGTCCTTGAACCTATAATTTCCTTCAGTAGTCTCTTCAGCTCCTAAACGCTCCATAAGTTCAATCTTACCTAGCTCCATCATTTGCTTACGAAGATCTTCCTTATGTTCTTTGAGTTTTTTACCGGTCATCTTTTCATTGAATCCTGGAAGCTCAAAATCTTTCATATCAAGTATACCTTCAAATAGAAGCTTATTAACCTGAGACATTGTAACAATCTTAGACTTCAATGGGTCATAAGGCATATCTTGCTGGATACGGAATCCATCTCTAGGTAATATGATGGGAGTAGAGAAATCTAGGTCTGACTTTAATGTTCCTTCACTAAATATAACTTGAGAGTTAATAGTACCAATCTTAGAAGCAGATTTAAATGCTAATCTATCAATGTTATGGTTATGCATCTCTTCCATTACCTCTTGTAACTCAGAGTTTTCTACCAATTGAGGTACTAAAGGAATAGAAGAAGATTTTATATAGTGAATTCTACGTACATCTCTTGTGGTATCAAATACATCTCCAACATATACAGGTTTCATAGGTTGTAATATGAAACTAAGCTCATCTGAATTGAATACAGGAGCCTTTTTCTTTTCAGATGCCTCAGCTATCTTACTTTCAACTTGATCATATACAGCTTTAGATATCTTACCGTAAGCCCAAAGAACCTTTATATGCTCAGAGACTGTAGTAAGCTCCTGCGCATCGGTAGTATTGATCTCATCATATCGGAATGCACCTCCTAAAATTTTTATATACTCTTTTAAATGCTCAGCTTTAACGATATTATCATCTACAAATACATAGTTAACTAATGAGCCTTTCGCCCAATTACCATCTGCCCCTGGTGCAATATCTTTCGCTAAACGTTTCTGATATTGAATCAAACTAGTGATGACTGAATCTCCCTTCCATGCCAATGCAGGGTCCCCTGATATTAAGCGACTCATCTCACTGTATGCAAACGTAGTGTTAAGTTCAACGTCTAATGCAGCGTACATCCATAATAGAGTAGGATCATTTTTATCTTTATATTCAGTTGGAATAGTCTTAACATAACTAGAATCTAACACAGGACTACTAGTAGGAGATTCCGGATCTAATAGACCCATAGATACCCAACGTTGTACCGTTTCAAGTGCTACATCGTAGAAATGTTGTTGGACACGTGGTAGTACTACATTTTTTAAATCCTCTACTGTCATAGTAAGGATCTTTTTTTCACCCTCCATAGTCCAAAGTTCATCCATCTCATTTAAGAATGGGAAGAAGAAGAAATGCTCAGCTCCACCATCGTCATAAAAATCAATATGTTGTTTCTTTAGAGCTTCCTTCTCTTCTTTACTCTTATTCTTATTACCTTCTTCAATACTCTGGTAGTTAGTAATCCTCTTGGCTTCAGCTTGCACCATTTCAAGTATCATACTTTTTCCATTCTTTCCTAACTCAAGCTTATTTTTCTTTTGTAATGCTTTAACATTAAAGTTAATATTTTCTTTAACCGTCTTAAGTATAGGAGTAGCTGTCTTATCTGAAATAGTAAGCCATGGCACATTCATAACATACCTTTTACCTTCTGATTGAGAATCACTATACACCATACCTCTATTCTGAAGTAGGGAGACTACCCAAGTTTCCATATCTATATCAGACATGTTAGTACGAGTAATTCCTTCATTAGCTTTGGAACCATCTTTCTTTATAGTATCCGCATAGAAGATGTTAAATCCTTCTTCTCTAAATTTAGTACTCTCTTTAAGTTGTCTTAGGTATCTAGAATCTTTTGAATATGATATTGAACTTAAGTTGTCTAATATAACATGTCCCTTAGTTTTCAGCTCACGTACCTTATGTGATAGGTAAGAAGGTTTAATATAAGAGAATACTGTTTTACCTTCACCTGTTGAGTGAGAGTGAGAGTACACACTAGTTGTGAACCCAGACTCTATTCTAGCTAACGTAGTAACAGAGCTCTCATTTAAGAGCGGGTTATTAACTAATAGTTCTAAGTCATTAGGATTATCTCTATCAGACTTCTTCATTCCTATTAGATGTTGACCAATAGTATGGAACACACCATTTTTATATAGGTAATCAAAAGTTGAATTGAAACGTTTCTTAGATGTTTTAGAAATATTTATTAAAGCATCTTCACTTAAGAATATACCAATGCTTTTTAAAGCTTCATGTGTACCTGAGATAAGTTCATTAAATGCATCTCCTTTAGGATTCTTAGCTGCTAATTTACCAAGTTTCTTAATGTCAGCAACATATTTAGCTGCTTCTTCCTTATCAATTACAAGCTCCCCTTTATCATTCTCCTTAGTAATTGGAGATGTTTTTTGATTCTCTAACCATTGGTCTTTAATCCTCTGATGGATTGCATTACGATTGGTATTAATTGGGGTCATTACATACGCATACGAGTCATCACTCCTTCTAACCCTCTTCCAAAGAAGAGTAATCATCTGTGAACGAGTATTGGAGAAAGTAGAAACAAACTCATTTCGTAGGTGTGTATTTTCATCTCTTAGTAATCGTAACCTAACAGCTTGTAAGGTAGCGTTGTGAGGATATGACACCTCAATATGTGTCATAAAGTCATCAAAGTTTGGATTGATATCCGCTAGGACTGTCATCAATTCACCAAAGGTAGTATCTGCTGATACAGACTTATTAAATCCAAGGAAGTTCTTTTTAGGTATAATCTTCTGTGTCTGAGGATCGATTTCAAGATCTTCTATAGAGGTTAGAAACAGCTTCATATGAGCTGAAGCAGTATCTTTAACATCTATCTGCCATCTAGCAAGATCTGACCATCCTTGACGCTCATATAAAGAGATGATTCCTTCATAACCAGGGAGATCGTTACTCTCTTCGTCTTCTACGCTATCAAGCTTTGATATAGTAGTATCAACTACTGTAGTCCAATCACCTTCTTCTCCTTCAATTGTATATCCAATACGTTCAATGTAATCTAAAGCTAACTGTACAAATCCTGTGTGCTCAATAGTTTCAAGATTATCACTGATTCCTTTTTGATTCTCCCAGTTATTAATAACCTTATTAAAGAAGTGTAACTTTTCTTCTGCCAGTGCTTGTTTTTCAGTATCTGAGTAAGAAGCTAATTCTGATTCTGTTACAAATCTCTTGAGTATCTTAATTGTAAATTCTGACTTAGGATCCACTTTAGCCTCTGCTATTCTTTTTAAGTTGTCTGCAATGACTTGCATCTGATCCTTAATAAGTGCAAAGGTAGTAGTAGGATGTATATTTCCTTTAATCATGTTAGCTAACCTTGCTAGCATGAAAGATATAACTTCAGATTGCTGATAAGATGTAAAAGGCTTTCCTCCTGTACGATCGTTAACAGTATATCCTGTCTCAATAGAGTTCAGTTCTTCTGCTTGTTCATCACTTAGTTCAATAGAATTCTTTAGTACCTTATCAAGGTCCTCAGGTAAGTTATCATTTTTAGCTAGTGCTCCAAATATACCTTCAAAATCTTCAAATCCTGTGTCTTCCTTTGATGTATCTTCGTAATCATCATTTATAGGAGGAGTAGGAGTCTCTATAGTTTCTTTTCCTTGATCTAAGATCGTTATTACATCAATAGTTGTTACCGGTTGATCAAAGTATCCGTATTCAACTTCTCCCTTTGATTCAATTCTAGTTCCTTCAATGTCTGTTTCACCGTTAGTAGCAATGAAAGTGTTATAGTTTTCAAACGAGTTCGAAGTTACTTTACCGTCTAAACTGATAAGAGGAAGGTTAAACTTAGCTTCAGAGTTTATTCTATCTATGTTAACATTTATATTTTTATTCTCTAGTATAACTTTTACCTCTTCTAAATTATCTAACGTTACTTTTATCGGCGTACTTTTATGTCGTGCTATGTGTATACCATCCTTAGATATATTAAGGTGGGTAGGACGTCCTTTAATATCATCGTTATCTGCGTAGTCTCTGAATTGTTCTAATGTTCTAGAACTAACAAATGTGATTGAATTTAAGAAGTTTCTTAAACCAGACATAGTTGCAATGTCTGACCCAGTTTCAAGTAATATTTTCTTAGATACCTTAGTGTTACTTTCTATATGAGCTTTCATAGCTCCTATAACTGTATCTAAAAGTTCACCTTTCATAGTTTCCTTTAATGTAGGAGGATAGAAAGGAACTGCAGCATACTCTCCATTAGGAGCAGGAATTACTATAAAGGGTACCCCATTTGGGAACTCCTTAACTGCAGTAATAAAATCTTTACCAAAATTGTCTTCAGCTATCGTATCCCTGTTAGCTTTATAGATTCCATTGTGACTTACAACAAATCCTAGTTTCTCCCAGTCTGGTACACGAGATGCTATCTTACCGTAGTCACTAGTTACATAGAGAGTACCAAATCCGCGACTCTCTATAGAAGAAGTAAACACAGCCTCTGGTCCCGCTGATAGAATAGTACTTCTCATCATACGTGCTAGTCTTGCTTGACCTTCTACGTTACCTGCAAAGTCTTCTATTACGTCAGCGACATTATCATATGAATTCTCTGTCTCTCCATTGGGATGGGTTATTACTGAATGTGCCTCAATCCAACGAAGGTCATGGACATATCCTAAAAGATTATCTGCCTCATCATATATACCAATCGGAACAGAATCTACAGAATCCTTTAGCTCTTCATAGGTCTCTCCATTTTCTGCATAGGATGTATCTATCCGTAAAGTTAAAGGAGTGCCTTTTTGGTACTTAGAATGGCTCTCAAATGGTAAGTATAGGTTAGGATTCTTATCAAGGTCTGTGGAGGTTTTCCATTCTCTATACATATTAGGAAGAATCTCTCTCTGTAATCTCTCATACTGACGTGATAAGTAAGCAATAGAAGATGCGGCTGGAACTAGCTTTACACCATCAAACATTACATTAGGAGCTCCTTGAGTCTTTGACTTAATGGATTCCTCAAAGTCTGCACCTGATTGATCAGATGTTTCTTCGTCCTCACTTGTATCAGTATTAATTTCTGTTACTACCTCTTCAGGAGTTGTTTCCTTTTCAGATTCTTCATCTGTTTGAATAGCTGCTTCTTCTAAGCGAGTAATCTTATCTTCATACTCATCATAAATAGCACTAATCTTTTTAATCACTGTACGTAACTGTGCTTTTAAACTAGCGAGTAACTTACTATCAGTAGGATTAGGAGTAGTAGTGGTTTTCTTTTTTTGTTGTTGTTTTAGTTTATCAGCTTCCTCCTTAGATTTTTTAATCTCTGCTTTTAACTCATTTATATCTTCCTGAGAAGTCCCTTTAAATCTTCTACGTGCTCTTTTAAATGCTGCTAAAAGTCCTAATAATCCAAATTGTACATCACCAGGAACTGTAGGAGTACGATCATTATCAATTGGTGTACGAGCTTCAGGGATGATTAAAGCTCCGCCAGAATGTGGGTGTAGTATGTTATACCCTTTCCACTGGTCAGTTTCTAGTGTACCATCTTTTGCTGCAGGTTTTGCAGTGTAAGAGCCAGCATCGTAAACACCTATGGTTAAATTTTCAGATGTTATACCAAACTGTTTCATGATATTATTAGCCTCCTTCTGGAGGATGGTAAGAGATCCAGTTACATCTCTAACAATTGTATTTCCTTTAGTATCTTGAAATATAAATACAGCAGAAGCACCAGAGAATCTAGAGTATGCACTAGGACCTGAAGCAGTTGTTACAAAGTTTGCTACTGTTTTACCATCTACTGTCTTAATACCATGGGCACCTCTAATACCTATATTAGATTTTGCTTCCCAATCAAGTTCTGAGAATTTATATTGGTGTAGTCTTGTTATTGTTAGGTCCCATGGGGCTACCTCACTTGCTAATTTATACTTAGTAGTTACTCTATTTCCATTCCTAGTAAACACTGGTACGTAATCATCTAATGCAATATCTTTTCCAATTCTATTCTTTTGGAATGCTTGAGAGGCTACTTCTAATTCTTCATCTGATGTTTTATCAGTTAAGTCTACTCCATTATCATCTAGAATCATGAAGTGGGCTACTCCTTTAACCCCGGTTATTTTCTCATTTCCTGTGATTTTAGATTTAATACTACTTGTTACATATGTAAATCCTTGATCATTAAAGAATTGATTTCTAACCATTAAAAGGGAGTCTTGTACTCCTTTTCTAGCTTTATAATGAGAATCTTTTACTCTTCCAATCTCTTCAGTATATGTGTTTGACTTTTTATATTCTACTGAGTTATCTGATTCAACAATTACAGGGGCGGTTACAACTTTTGTTGTATCCACAATTACCTCGTTCTTTGTCATATCATATAACCCTACCTTAGCTAGGGCTCTAACAGCAGACTCAGCTGCGTAGTCGGGTATTATTTCCAGGGTGGTCTCAATGGTTTGGTTAAGATCTCCAGTGGCTACAACTGACACACCAGTTCCAAGTGTGCCTAAGACAGCGATAGCTAGTATAATCTTCTTGATAGCATTGACTATTCTAGTAACCATTGCTTTAAACTTAGAAGATCCTTCAGTCTTCTTATCAGGTGACTTAAGTTTCTCCTTTACAGCTTTCCCAATTTTTTTAGTTGCTTCGTCCGCACCTACTTCAAACTCATTAGCAATAGCTGTTAATTCTTCTTCAGTAGCTTCCTCTTCAATTTTCTTTTGAATAGCAGCCTCAAGATCTCTAGCTAGTTCTAATGCTTCTTCTTCAGCTTTCTTTTGGTCTTCTAGTATCTTTTTTTCACTTTGTTCCTTAAGCTTGGCTACTTCTTCACGTTCAAGATTTCTTCTTTTTTGTTCCCTCTTCTCTTGTTCTACTTCAGTTTCTTTGTTTAACTGGTCTTCTAGTTCTTTAAGAAGCGTCTCTGCTTCAGCTAGCTCTTTCTCTTTTTTAGCTATCTTATCTTCAAGTGCTTGCTCTTGCTTAGTTTTAACAGTACTATTTTGTTGTGTTGATTTAGATTCAACCTCAGTCTTAGTTCCTTTACTTGCTTCTAGCTCCTTAATCTTTCTTTCTAGTTCTTTTCTTTTTTCAATTAGTGGTTTAAGCTTAGCATCTCTTTCTTTCTCTAGCTTTTCTTTATTTTTCTCATCGGAATTTTGCTCAGCCGCTTTGGACGCAGCTGCCCGTTGTGCCTCTTCTTTGGCCCTTTGTTTCTTTTTAGCTCTTGCTTCAGCTTTGGTAGATTTAACTGACTTCTTTTTCTTACTTCGCTTACTGTCATTCTTAGCTTTTTCTTTCTTTGTTTTAGCTTTTTTTACTTGGTTCTCTAGATCTTTCTGTGCACCTGCTATAAATTTGTTACGCTCTTCAGTTGAAGCTAGCTCTGCGTATGCTACATCCATCTCTTTAATGAGTTGTTGCAACATCTCTTTTTTAGTTTGCATACTAACAATTTCATTATTAGATTCTAAGATTCCTTTATATCCTTCTCGTAAAGAGTCTCCTGGAGATGTATCTTCAGGGTTGGCTTCTTTAAATTCCTTAGTAGCTTCTTCAATAGCCTTTAGATTCTTATCTCTTTTAGCTTTAGCAAATATCTCTCTCCCTTTTAGCACAGACTTAATATGGTCTCTAAGTACTAAAGGGTCTGTTTTAGAGTTCCTAGTTGTAGGGACTGGGGATCCAAACTCTCTAATTGCTTTTAGCTTAGCTTGTGTGGTTCTTAAGTCAGCATTATCATACTCTACTCTTGCATCTTCAATCCACTTTAAAGTTTCTTCCACTGCAGCTACATCTTGGAAAGCTGTTAGTAAAGTATCATCAGTAGGTAATCCACGAGCAGCTGCTTCACGTTTAATCTCTTCTTGATAATCACTGATCATCTCATTAAGATTAAGAACTTCAGTTTCAAATGAACGAGTTTGTACTCTATTCATAAACAGTAAGTTACCGTAACCAGACTTTCTTACATCTTCATCACCTCTTACTTGGTCAGTTTGTATCCTATCAAATACTTTTGTTAGGTACTCTATATCTTTAATACTTTGTTTAGCTAATTTAGGATAATAATTAGGAGACTTAGGATCTACATCTAATCCTTTACTACTAGCCTCTTCCTCAGTCATGTTCATAATTTCTTCGTACATACCTGTAAAAGAATCTTTATGACCACTAATAGCAGCATCGTAGATTCCTAGATTGAACAATGCTTTACTTGCACTTTCATATGCAACTACATCTCCTTTCTCTGATGCTTTAACTAATTCATTCTGTGCTTCCTCAAAAGCAAGTATCTTTTCAAGAATATAATCCTTATTACTCTGGAAGGATTCAGCACGTTTCTTAGCGTCTCCTTTAGTAGCTCCTAAGGAAGTAAGCATGACAGTTTGACCTATACCTCCTACAGCTCCAAGTACTGCACTTACTAGTGCCTCCTCGGTTCCCATAGATTGGAACATACGTTCTAAGAAAGTATCTGCTTCCATTCCAGTAATGTTACCTGTAGCTAGTCCTCCTTCATAGAGTCCCTCACGTTCAGCAACAACGTTATTAACCTCTTCCCAAGCTTCACGGAATGCCTCACGTTTAAGTATACCAGCGTATATAGCTTGATGGGATGGAGCTTGTACTCCTGGTTTAGATCCTTTACCTTGTAAATATGTCTTGTATTGATTTTTAGTCCAACCTTTTGTAGGCTTTAAAGCAGCTTGCGTTGCAGAATAGTAGAAATGATGACGAAACATTGGAAGAACTGAAGTCATATTCAATCCTGTATTCATAACAGTATTAAGACCAACAGTAGTTGCCGCTGCTGCAGAAGCCTCCTCTACAGTACCACCATCAAGTATTACTTGTTCATATACACGTGCGCCACTCATACCACCTTCGGTATAAGCTAACTGAGCAGATAGTACTAGACTCGAAGCCATATCAAGTCCCCTGGTAGTATTAATAAGTTTTGATAGTCCTTTGGCACCTTTCGCATATGCACCTCCAAGACCAGCTCCTGTAATACCAAATTCAGCGATAGATTCTACAAGACCCAATCCATTTTTAATCCACCAACCAGAGTCAGTGGCAAATACTTCGTTGGGTTCTTCTAGATATATAGGGTTAACCTCGTCAAGTTTCTTTCTCCATTTCTGAGCGAATTGTGTAAGAGCATTTGAATAGTCTCCTCCCTCTTGTGTAACTGTATTCCACTGGGCTTCAAAGTCCCCTAGATAACCTACATTCTCAATTAGTCCTAAACCTATAGCAGGTATAAGAGTAAGAGCTGCATTACCTAATTGCTCACCAGTTCCTTGACGGATAGCTCGCATCTTCTGTAACGCTTCTTCACCACCTGTTGGCATGAAGACAGTTGTTAAATAGTCTTTGTAATTTTCTACAGATTCTCCTCCTTTAAATACAGTAGGACTATATGCTGGTATAGCATTAGCTTCATCTGAGTAACCTACCATATGTGTAGTTACCTCATCAGAAGGTCCTCCCATAGATGGTTGTGACTGAGGATTTTTATTACCTAGTACATCTGTATTAGTTGTATCTACAGATATAGGTTTTGTTGTTACTTCTACATTTGAGGGATCTACTGAGATAGATTTCGTAGTAACAGGCTTCTTAGCGCTTGGTTGATCCATTTATAGTGGTTTAAAACTTCGGTTGTTTTGATGTTACGGCTCTTTCTTTTTGTATTCGCTCATATTCTTTCACTAGTTCTTTTGGTACTTGTTGACCTAGCCCTTCGTGTTGTATAATAGTACTAATTATTTCAGCGTCTGCTTCATTCATTCCGTCTTCCATCAGTGTCTTTTTAGCAGTTAGAGCTTCTATGTGTACTTCTTCCCTAAGTTTAAGTTTTAAAGCTAGGTCTTCTCCATCTGCTGCTCCAGTTGTCATAGGAGTAAATAAAAGTTCACCACCATTAGCACCAGGTGTTTCATATCCTGCAACATAACCTTGTGGTGTACTTTTAACTACCACATTATTTCCATTAGCAGATATAAATTTCTGCTTAAGAGGAGTACTATCTCCTCCTTGGTGTAGACTATAAATATCAGCTTTAGCAATTGCAGGTCCGTAGTCATGGATAGCTAATATTTGATTTCCTAATTTTTGAGTGCTTATTACAGGATCATTTATCATATCTAATGCTATCTGTCTAATTTCTTCTCTACCTTGTCGCCCTTGAGATATTTGATAACTACCTAATGCTTCCTCTTTAGTGCCTCCTTTGTCATAAACAGTTAGTATTGCCTTATTATTACCATTAACATCCATATTTGCTGTAAGGTTAAATTCAGTCCTGTAAGCTCCTACACCAAAATCATCTTTTAAGTCATCTAATATAGGACGGTTTGATTCTGTATTAGACCATCCAGTCGCTTGGTGGTTATTTATATTATTTTCTTGTGCTATAGCCCAGTTTGATCCGAAAGTACCTTTAGTACTTGTGAATGATGTAGCTTGCTTCTTAAGAAGTTCTTTATTTTCTATTAGTTCCTCTATATGTTCCTTTCCTCCTACTAGTGCTGTTATTCCATCTTCTACTATTTGATCAGCCTTTTCTGCGCTTATGTTTAATTCTTTAGCAACACGGGCTTTCAGGGCGCCTGCAGGGTCTGAGATATGAACTCCTATTTTACTAAGTATCCCATTATCAGGTAACATTGTTATTCCTTGAAAAACAAGTTCTTGTGTTAAGTCACTAACCACATTATTTCTACTACTATTAAATAAAGTTTTATCTTCTCCATATAACATATCTTTATCTATACCTAGCAATTCAAGTTGTTCTATTGCATATGTTTGATCAGGAGTAAGATTTGCTTCTCTATATTTTCTAAGTTCTGTACTTATAAAATTAGTGTTAGCATTTAATGTTCGTTTTTGTGTGGCTAATTCTTCTACAGTTGCCTCATAACCTTGTGGCATGTAAGTAACTACGCCTTCATCGTTAGTTACAATTTTATCCTTTAAAAAATCTACTTTACTTTGTAATCCTGCAACTTTATCTTTGGTTGTTTCTACCTGTTCTTGGAATTCATAGAAAGTCTCTGAGTCAGTAAGGTCAGTTAATCCAGCATTATGTGTAGCATCAACTTGGTATTCAGGTTCCTCTGCTTTTTTCTTTGCAGCAAGTTCCTCTGTTAGGTTCTTACGAATATCAACATTCATAGTTTCATTTCTTTTTTGTTTTCCTAGTGCTACTCCATGGACTTGTTCAACAAAAGGATTGCCACGTCTAGGTACCATTTTACCTTCTTCATTCTCTTGAAGTATATTTCCCCAACCTGCTTGCGGGTTTGATGATAATATTCCACTTTGTTCTAAAGAAGCAAGTAAGTCTGGGTTACTACTAGCTTGTTTTATAATAGAGTTTACTATAATATCATAATCTAATGTTTCTATAGTACCTTCTACAAATGCTTTTTCTAAATCTCCTTGTTGAATAATCTTTTTTGTTTTTTCAGATATACCTCGTAAGTAAGGAATAGTGTTAGAACTAATATTTTTTACTGCCTCATTGATGTATTCAGTAGTATTTATTTTATTAACAGGTTGCTGACCACTAAATGCATTATAGCTTCCATCTTCTTGAAAGTTGGTGCCTTCAAATTGACTAGTAGCAAACCCAACTAGTCGTTGAGCTTCGGCAGGTGATAGACCACTATCTTTTATTCCTTTATAGATACCATCTTTATAAGCATGTGCTGCGTCAAAGTTGGCTTGTATAGCACTCATAGAACCACGAGTCATTTCTTTATTCATCTTAGTTCGATAAGCATTTATCTGTGGCATAGCAGCAAATGGATCCCTACCTAAGAGTTCACTTAAAGGTGCTAGACCTTCTTCCATCTCAGATATCTTTGCATTACGAGCTCTAGTATCTACATCTCCAAATGCATCCACATTATATTGAGCAGCTATATCATCGGCTATTTTAATGCCTTTCTCCTCTTCAGCACGCATCATCTCACCTGCACCAAATAGATGCTCCATAGGCATTGGAATGAATGTTGATTGAACCGCTTGGTCATATCTATTACTTGCCATTTTATCCTGGTATTAAACCTTGAATTTTATCGTACTTACCATATAAGGTTTTCAATATCTCATACATCTGAGCTTGTTGTTGTTGCTGTTGATAAATAGCTGAAGCTTGATTAGCTCCTGTTCCTACAAGATTACGTGCATTACCTTCTGCAGCAAGCTCACCGTCTTCTGTTCTATATTGATCAGCTCTATCAGCTTCTCCTAACCTTTGCATTACACTAGCCCATTGCATGTCAACACCTGCATCATGACGTCCCTTACCTAGAAGAACTCTTTCTTGTTGTTGGTCTGTTTGATCACTTATAGCCATCATCTGATTCATAACTCCTCCAGAGCTTCCACCCATGTCTCTTGTATTATCTAGTAATCTAGCTTGAGTATTTTTTCCTACTCTTAGCATGTCATCAACTTGATAGCTATCTTTTGCACCTTGCATAAGTTCATTAACTCTACCCATCTGATCATTGTATGTTCGTCCAACTGAATCTTTATTTCCTAAGCCACGTCCTATGTTAAATGCAGCACCTGCATAAGGTATTAAACCAGCATAGTTACCTAGTCCATTGTTAGTACCAGGACCCGTAGGTTGTGGTGGTGCATTAGTATTACCTGCCCAAGCTGCTTTTTGTTCTCCTATAGTCTTAGGTGCTCCTGCAATTACATCTTGCTTACTCTTACCTTGGTCTCCAGGTGTCATAAATGGAGCCATCTTATAGTCATTTGGATTACTTGTATCTATTAATGGGTTAGTAGATTGAGTAGCTGTTGGACCACCTCCCATTGTAGGATTAGATAAGTTAAAAGGAGATGTTCCTTGGGGAGTCCCATTCATATTCATACTTTGAAGAAATTGATTTAACCCTCCAGCACTTTGAACCCATGGGGGTAAGTTTCCTCCTTCCTCATAAGATGGCATACCACCAAAGTTAGTAGCGCCTCCAAATTGAGTTTTACCTATCTTCATCTCATCTCCATCTGGAAGGTATCCTCCGTATTTCTTTTTGAAGTCTGTTATCCCTTTCTGTAGCTTCTCTTTTTTGAATGCTTCTTGTTCTCCTTTAAGACGTTCTAACATCATAGCCTTAGTCTTCTTAGAGATAGCATCGTCCTTAGGTTTAGCTTCCCACTTTTTAGCATCGTCTGCGAAAGTCTTTTTAGACGTAGGGTTTATAAGCTTGTCTGAGTATACATATTGGTTAGCTATTCCTTCTCCTCCTTCAACCTCAGCTGAAGCATTTGATTGATGTGTAGGATTTCCATTAGCATCAACTGGTATACCACCTCCTTCATGTGAAGGGCCTTTCAACATATTGAGTTGACCACCATTCTCCATGAAAGGTATAGCTTGTCCAGCTGCACTTCCTAATTGCATACCAGCCATGGTACCAGCTCCGGGAGCTACAACAGTTCCTGCAGCAGCACCTATTAAAGGCATGAGTGCTTGGAGTAATCCTCCTTCAGCAAATTGCTTAGTACTATACCTTGAAGAGTCGACTGTTTTTAATAGTTGAGGATCATATTTAGAATTAAATACTTGTCTCCCCATATTGTGTCCTGCTGCATCTTGTCGAGAGGTAGGATCTACATACTTTTCCCATCCATCTCCAGATTTAACCATTAGATTCCTACCTCTTAAATTTGGAACTAGCATCTTAGGGTTCTTATTCAAATCCTTAGGAGTCATATCTATACTATCCATAGGACTTGGAGCATTGGGTCTAGGAGGATATACAGGTGGGACCCTTGTTTCTGCTGGAAATCCTGAAGTTCCATATTTAGCAATTCTATCTTTTTTCTGTTCTTCAGTTAAGGTATCTATTGGAGCCGTTGCTAATGGATCATAATAAGGTAAACCAGTCATACTTCCACCAGGTGGGAGGTTGACTCCGGAGATTGTATCATAGAATATGAAACCTTGTGGGTCTATTCTGTCATCTAATACAGCTCCTGGGCTATTAATATCGACTCTTGAAGGATAATAATCATAAATAAGAGTTTGATGGGGATTATTATCATAACCTTTTAATTTCGCTTCAGCTTTCTTCCGAAGTTCTCTTACTTGATCCTTACTGAGACCAAAAGTGTCCTTATATGCCTGCAAGTGCCTTTTTGATGTTGCAGCTTGCTGAAACGAGGTCATTAATCCCGCATGTTTCCCTCCCCCAGCCTGATAGAAATCAGTCCTATTGACGTTGTCCGCATAATCTATCTCCCTTGACGCATACTTCCCTCTGTCGTATAAATCATCATAATGAGCTTGAAGCGCCTTAGCACTATTAGTAATAAGTAGACTATCTTGCCTAGTTGCAGTACTCTTCTTCTTTGGATCCCCGGTCTTTTTCTTAGCCATTAACAACAAATTTAGCGATTATCTACGAGATAACCTAAAGATTAACTTCGCGTAGTTCACGTACTGCCTTAGCTCCGTGTTATTTACATTCAATGTGAACTTAACATATACATGCTTATCTCTGATACGATCTTTAAATATTCTTGTAGTATCCCAATTGTTAGGATCAAATATATTTACTACTCCGATCTCTGTCATAACATTTCTTGGTAGGTTAAGTTGCCATTCTCTTTCTACTCGTTTGATATTATCTCCTATGACCAATGGTACTATACCAGAGTGCTGGTAAGCATCCCAGACTTCTAGTTCTTTCCATAGAACTGGTTGTTGAATATCATTCTCATCGATTGCATAAGCATCTAATTCTACATTATCCCAGACTTTAGTCTCTAAGGGATGTGCATTAGAAAGAATAGTAAATGATGAAGGTACTTGTACCCCATAATATAAACCCTGTGGGCCTTCTTTGTGCGCATATAAGTTAAAGAGTATATTAGCATTATCTCTAGATAGTAGTTTATCTCGATTACCTGCGTACATCTTAGGTGTAGCAGTATCAAAACTTACAAACTTATTTATTCTAGTACTTAATACTAATGTTTTAGAACCTTCTGGTGAGTTATAAGTTATATAGAGCTCGTTATCTTTACCGTGATGGTAACAATGTAAGCCAGAAGTTCCTACAGGATTGTCCTGTGTGTATACTGAATCGGGTAAAGACCTAAACCATTCAGCTAATCCTGATACATCATTCAAAGCTGTGGTACCTTTACCTGTCAACATCATAAAGTTTCTATTTAATGCATCGAACCATATTACTCCGGAATATATCGCTACCACACTCCACTGATGTTTAGAGCCACTCTGGGTAGTAAGATACTTTGCATCATCGATTGTTTTTCCATTACCTAAAGATGTGGGACCAGCAGTAGTAGATACGATAGCTCTAGGATCAATTGAGAGAAGTCCCATTGCTCTATCTTGCCAGAAGAACATCTGATCATTGTGAGATAACAATTTGTTTATAGGGCCATGGTTTCCATCGACGTCATAATAATCTTCTGAGTTAAAGTCAGTCCAAGCATCTGATTGCTCACCATTAATCTTGACTTGTGAGTACATTAATCGATTATCAAATTCTGTTCTAATCTGATAGTCTAAAGGGTTAGAGAAATATTTTCTAAAGGATTGTGTAACTCCTGTTGTCCACTTACCTGCAGTTATAGTATCAAAGAGCTGATCTTCAAGTGGGTCAGTAGCAATGGATGTCATTAGGTTAGCTACACTATAGTTAGTGTCTATATTATATCTAGACTCTATTGGATAGTACTGAGCAGACATCTCTGATAGAGCGTCATCTCCATAAGATTCAAATCTTCCTGATGCTGCTTTGATATGAGCATAGATACCTACGTAAGTATCACCTCCGTACACTTTAGATACGATTGTATTATTTGATGTCGGTGAGATAGGAATGAAATGTCCTGTCCCTATATAAAGATTAGCAGTTCTAGAATCTGCAGAGTTACCTCCGTACTGATCAGTAAGTTGTCTTGTTATATTAGCAATGAGTTTTCTACGTAATGAAGGTGCTGGTCCCATAATAAGATCTCCTGATCCTAGATTATAAGAAATGAGAGCATTCGCCCAAGGACTATTAACAGTTCCATTAGAAGAAAAGAATCCTTCAGGAAATACTCTAGACTCCTTCATAAGAACTTGATTGTGGTCCCCTTCAACTTTAATTGCAAACGTTTCAGATGCCCAAGCAGAGTTAAGTTTTGTGCTATGTATATAAGTAGCCCCACTCCCTAAGAAATTAGGGAAGGTATTTAACCCATAATATCTACTTAAGTATTGGTGCTTCTTTATCTCTGAGGATAAGAAAGTTAAGTTATCTGACTCAGAGATATCTTTATAATATATAGGATCTTCATAGTAAGTCATAGCATGTCCATACTGAGTATTAAAGTTTGGGAAGGCTTCTGATGGAGTTACATATCCTTGATCATGTCTTATGTTAGCATAGCTCTGAGAAGCCAAGCTGAAGCAAGGTGTGAGTTTCAATCCTGCTTGCTGACCTAGACTAATTAGTGGATTGTTAACTGGTTTGAGATCTGGTGAATCGAATGTTCTTAGATCATTCTTATTCTGTCCTACACGCTGTACTATCCTATCTAAGGATTGCATACTTCCAAAAGGGAAAGAAATTTCAGAAACTAAACCCTGCGCAATAATGGTACTGTTAGCAGCAGACCTATCCATACGTACGATAGAATATCCTGATATCTGTTCTTTAATTTCATCAGTAAGGTTTACTGTAAATTCTAATCCAATAGTTATACCTGTAACTGTAGTGGTACCATCATAAGGTTCAAAGCTTGTTTCAACTAATGAGATATCATAGTGGTCTGGTATACGAATGTCTGCTATCCATTTAGCTTCTGAAGGACGTCCTTGCTTATCAAAAAGAATTATAGCAAATCTATATGTCTCCCCACGTTGATACCCAGTAAAGTGATGTACTGCATAGGGATTCTTAAACGCTCTCCATAAGTTCCCCATATTATAGTCCACACCATTGAGATTCATAGTGTCCCAATCTTTTGCACTTTCAATTCCTTCACCAAATCCTACGTTCTTTAAGAAAGAAGAACCTACAGTAGTTAGAGTAAGATATTCAGTAGCAAATTTAAATGATACGTTTGGTCCTTCTCCTCCTAACTCTCCATTAAGATTAAACTTATGCTGCTCTGCAGACACAACTGCTCTGGTCCCCGAATCATTGTAGGGATTGATCTTATCCAAAGATGTTGCATAGTCATCAATCGTAGTACCATCAGAGCGATAGCGGTATGCATGCGCATCAAATTCAATACTAGCGAACGAGTCATGTATGTTACCGACAAACAATCTATTGTTCTTAATAGCAAGCGTCTTAGCATGCGATAGTACATTAGATAAGATTGAAAACTCTTCAAGTGTAAGTTCAATATCTGAGTCGGACGTTCCATAATGAGTGTAAGAGTAAATTGGTTCCCCTGATAAAGTTCCTAGTTGGACTCTAGTTATAATAGGTAATGATAATTCAGTTGCTTTATATAATGATACTATTTCTATTTGATCGTAAGAAGTGTCTGATAAAGCTATTGATATCTCAATGGCTTTTGCAGAGACACCTCCTGCATTATTTGTAACGTATTCCGACCATTCTCCTTCAAAGGATGCTACTGCTATTGGAATAACATTACAGGTAGGTGAGTACCCTGTGGTTATTCCATTTAGTTTCCGTAGTCTATAGGCGTATTGATAATGCCCTTCAAGTAGTGTCCCAGGCCCTTCAAGTATCTTCTCAAGTTTTGGGAATGAAAATTGAAGTAGAGGTGTGATATCTATTACATCTAAGAATGAACTTAGAGATTCTAAATTTAAACTTCGTATAGGGTTATTAAAATCAGTCCAGAACACTTTACGTATATCTGGTGTTTCAAATCTACTTACAGCTTCTATTTGATGTAGAGTACTGAAGCCCATGTTTCTATTACGACGAAGAGTTATATTAAAAGCACCGTCTGAAGGATATGTCACCTCCCAAATCTGTCCAGTCCCTAAGGTTTGAAGATCTGTTGTGAATAGAATAATACTATCACGGAGTTCAGTAGCTCCTATGAGTTCTAGAACTTGTAATTCCGGTGTTAGTTCCGTTGATGAAAGGTTGTCTAATGTAGTGATAGTCAAGGTATTAATCTCACTTCCGTATATAACAACTCCGGTGCTATTAGCCTGTGCAATAACAACTGTCTGGTTTGCATTAATAACTTCAGCTAGACCTTGATAAAATAACTCGCTATTATCAGTCTGTTCTGGAGAGGGAGAATATGTTATAAGTCCTCCACCCACTTCCTGAATACCTATTCCATAGATATCTAATTCAAAGTTATCTGTAGTAACTAGCTCTACTGAACTAGTCTGCAAAGAATTTAAAACCTCCTTATGTCCTTTTAGAACTTCTAAGGCACCATCAGATAAACCGGCCTCAGTTATGACGCGCATGTTAACTGCTTCAAAATACTCTTGAGGATCTCGAACAGATGTTTTGATATCTTGATTAATACCTTTGGAAAACTCTTGTAGTTGCTTAGCCATTAGTTACGTGCATTAGGAGATGTGAAAGAAGAGAAGCCTGAATTATGAGACTTTGTATTTGTACGTAGTCTTAACCACATACGTTTGATACTTTCCATCTTATCATAAGAAGGCATCTGAGCCCTTCCTCTAGCAGAACGGGCAAACTTACGCCATTCCATCTTTGAGTCCCTGTAGTGTACCTCTGGAGCTCTCTGGGATCTCCATTCTTTACGATCCAACATCATCTGTACATATGTGGCCACTGCATTTTTATATGCAACGTCATCTGGTATCATAGGATAACCATCGCCATCTACCTTAACACCTGTATAAGCAAGCTCTAAAGTTCCAGACTCTAAGTTAGTATGAAGGTAACCATCTTGTACTATATAAGTATAAGGCATTACAGAAGCGTTAGTTGTATTGCCAAGCATTGGAAAGTTAGTTTCATCTACAGGAGTGTGGTTAAGATTATTACTTACAACTGTGTCAAGTCCTTTATTAGTTGGACCATGTGTTCCAGTCGCCCATACAAGAGGAGCTCCATTATATTTAACACCATCTATTGTTTCTAATTCACACGGTAGCTTAACTTTGTAGTTAGATACTACAATTGCTTTGTTAGGAATACGTTCTAACTGTGTGTAAGCACCAATGAAGTCCATTGCTTCAGCTGCCCATTCTACTGCGTCCCATATGTTAAGTTCTTGCTTATGGGGATAATCCCTATAAACCTTCTCAATAACTTCGTAGACTGATACATATTTGTATATCATTTAATTAATAGATAGTCAACTGGTCTTGAAGAGTCTTGTAGACGTTGTGCTAAGAGCCTCTTATGATCACGAGTTGGAATAAACTTATACTTACTAATGTTTTTACATGCGCCATGATTCTTTTTACTCCACACAAAGAAAAATTTGTATCCGTTAGTATGGGGATTAAGATGGTAAACAATTTTATCGAGAGCCTTAGAAGTTTTCCAATCAACTGCTAGTCTGCTCTTCTTATTAATTTTAATCTTTGTCTTACGAATTGATAGTTCTCCTAAGCTATGAGGGAATACAAATGTATTACTACCATCTATGATATACTCTTGTATAAGTAGTTCATTAAACATTCTATTTACAGAAGTATAGATACCTTTAGGTTGATCAAATGCTCCCTTATCTATAGATTGTTCATGGTAATCTTTGTATGCATCAACAAGAGTTTTAGCTCCTGTAGTCTTTCCAGGGCCTCTCTTAGTTATTATCATTTCGCGGTGTCTGTTGTGCGTTATTAGTTTCGTCTGGTTCTATTTGTGATACTATTCCAAATCTGTCTTTAAGGATAATAGTTGTAATTGTTTCTGCCATTGAAGACGTTATAGGGTAGTGCTCATCATCTGTGTAACATTGCCCATCTTCACCACAAAATTTATTCACTGCTGCTGGATCTTCAAATACTCCTGCAGCTGATATAATCTCTGTGGTTAAGTCGTTTAGTATATACAGATGTCTATCCTTCATATAGTAACGTCTAGCTTTATTAGTATATTTATTAAAGCTTGCTGTCCTTTGTCTGAAATAGTTAGTCTTAGAAAAGAAGATTGCACTTGAACCTTCTCCGGAATATACTGCAGTTAACATATTTCCACTATTACCACCCAGGGTGTTTGGTATCTCTTCGATTGATCTCAGAATCTTACATCCATCTTTCTGCTCATACACTTCTAATTCTATGCACTCTAGAAATTGCAGAAGAGATTCGGGGAGTTCACCTCCCCGTTTCATCTTCTGTTCAACCAAGCCTGCACGAACCTGATCAATCCAATAGCTTACTTGTAATTCCGATACTTTTTCATCGTCACTCTGTTCGCCGCCATAGGCCACGTTCATAACGTCAAATATCATTTCATTCTTTGTAGGCATTAGTCTTGTTTAATACGATGCTTTAAATAGTGTATGTACATTTTACCTGATATTGTAAAGTACTTTCCACATGTTTTATTCTTGCATCTCATTTGGTGTTTAATAGTACCACTTGCAGTTGGCCTTTCTTTCTCATGAGTTAACTTAGTAGAAGCACAATGTGGACACGACCATTTATCTTCTCCTGCTACTACACCTGCATGAATTTTATGAGGAACTACTCCTTCTATAAACTCATGTACTTTCTGTAGTAGTATAACATCATGATCACAGTATTCTAACATCTTAGGCATCTTAGACTGATTTTCAAATACTATATTTTTCCATAGTGTATGATCTGTCTGTACTTTTTCTCCTAAGTTATAATATTTTGCAATATCATTCAGTCGATTAGAAGGCAATTTCAGGTTAGCTCTGGTACTATTTAAAGTATCCATTGATCTCCATCGAGGAAGGTTCCTTATACCGTGGAAGAGAGCTCTAGCTCTTACCCAAGGTATATCAAATCTATCTCCATTATGTCCTATAATTAAATCAGCTTCATTCATTGCTTTAATAAGCGGGATTAAAACTAATTTATCGTTACGTTTCTCTCCCCAATCTGCATTGTGGACTTTTTTTTCATCTCCCCATTTCCATGAGGCGCATATTATCTTAGCGTCCTCTAGAACATTATTGTATGATAAGCTGAGATTATAACCTGGTCTCCAAAACCAACCTAAGCAAGGTGATGTCTCTAAATCAAAATATAATATCTTCATGTTATTATTTTATGCTAGCACGGGAGCCGTTGCTCCATCCGCTGCGTTTCCTAGTTCAATCGCTACCCAATCAGTTCCATCCCACATAAGTAATGCAAAATCACCTGCATCTGCAAAGGTGATAGTTGTTCCTCCTGAAAGGCTAGTAGGTGTAAGAGTTCCATCTCCACCATCTACAATCAGTTGAATTTTCTTTAACTGTCCTTTTATCTTACCATCAATCAATGTAAGAGCATTAGCTCCTGTAGTTGTTACAGCTGAATAGAATTCAGTCATTGATATGGCTCCGGCTCCTGAAAGATCTTGTTGGACTGCGATTGGCATCATAGGAACGAATGTAGAAGAAGGTCCTCCAAATGCGCTACCTGAAGCTGCTGATAAGAGATTAGCGGTAATTGCAAAATCTATTGCACCTCCTATTTTAATATCAATCTGATCATCCGTTGATGATGCAATAGTAGTATCTCCATCTGCATCAAGGATAAGTCCGTCTGCTGTTCCATCTAAGTCTACAGTTCCGTCTTCTATTACAACCCCATCGATGAGTACACCGCCTGAGGCCACAGTAAATTGTGTTACGCCCATTATTATTCTTTTATGTAGTCATTTGGAGTATCTATTCCAAAGACTTTGTTTTCTATTAAATTCTCAAGTAAGAATTCAACTCCTATATCTACTATTTTATCACAAAGGTCAAAAGCACTATCCCCAATATCTTTCATTGGTATTACTATAACAGCAGTTCCTGTCATAGGTAATGGTACTTTTTTATCTTCTTGACGATAGGAGAATAAAGGTTTAATAAATATAGATTTTCTAGGTAAGTCAATTATAATTGATTCTACCTCTACCTCTATGTTTGTTTTGTGTTGAGTTATTAAATCAACAAGTTGTTGCTCCACTGTTATATAACTAGGAGATTCTAAATCTCTTAGAACAGGTGCTGCAGGCTTTTTTATGTCTAACATTGTATTATTTTTTTACAAAGATAGTAAAATCTTTTATCATGCTTCGTCTCCATGGACAACATATGAATATTCAACACGGTTTGCTGTTATAGAGGATGCTACTCCAACTATTAAAACATCTCCTGCTGCACAGCTATTAGTAGTTGTGACATCTGCTCGAACCATTGTTGCAGCTGATGTAACAGTAACTGTAACTGAAGCAACTTCTGTAGCTGTAACAGCTGCACCTACCGCAGTTCCAGTTGCAGGTCTAGCCATTTTTAATACTTTGAATGTAACATCGCTACCATCTTTATCGGCAATGAAATCAACTTTAAGAGTTATATTATCTATTCCAAAGGGAACCTGAATACCTCCCTCGTAAGCCGCTTGAGCATTTACCGTGGTGTGAGGGTCGCTGTAACTTGCGGCAACATTATAATTGACACCTCCCTGCCCTGAGCCGTAATAAAGCCTAGCACCGTATACTGTAGCATATACTGCATTACTAAAACTCCATTTTCCTCCACCTGCAGAAGGTAACGCTGTTTCTATAACATTACCATCAGTATCCACAGCTAATGCGTATGCAGGAGTTCCGGTAAAATTATTATCTCCATATTCTGTGAAAGCCACAGCACCATCATCTGCTATTGTAATTTCTCCCACCCCAGAAGTACTTGACATTCCTCCTTTTAATCTGAGGAGTCCTGTACCTTGCTTTTGCCATATCCAAAATTCTCCATTAGTTCCAGCTCGTCTTTGTATAGTAGCTTGCTCATTATAGTTAGCAGCCGTAGATGCAGCAGCATAGAAGGTTAAAAATATATCTCTATCTGTTCTAACAGTACTTGCTGATAGCGCATCTTCATAGAATCCTAAACCTGTCTCATGGAAACCAGGATTAGAATAGAATTGTGCGTGGTTAGACCTTACATGGCTTGGAGTATATGAAAATATAGTACCATTAGTAGCACAATTAAAAAGTATATTACCATTTGTAGTATGCTGGGTTATAGTACCGCTATCTATAAAGACTTCAAAGTCTCCTCCACTTGAAGTAGATGCGTCTCCTGCAGCATTAGTTACAGATGCACTAGTGATAAGGAACTTCTTATTATTAAGTCCCATAGATCTGGTACTCCCTGTATCAACTATATGACCATCTCCTGTGTATATTCTAAGGTCAAGAGCAGAGTTAGCTATAATCTCATATCCATTAACAGGTTTCCAATCTCCCACACGAGGATCATATGTCATTACATATGTTTTATCTTTAAACCCTAATAACCAATCTACTCCACTTACAGCTGAAGGTTCATTTCCAGCCCATGTTGTAAGAGTCTGATTAACTAGATCTCCAATACCTTCATAAAATTGTACAGACACATCACTCAGGTCACTCATAAGAGCTGCGCTCCATCCAATAGCTATAGCAGGAGCAGCATCTGTTCCTCCTACTGCAGTAACAATTCCTTGCACTCCAGTGAATGTGATAGTCTCTCCATCATTAACTGTCTTAGGAGTTCCTGAATCACCTGTGATTATGAAGGTACTCATATCACCACCACCACCGGTATCCAGTGCTGCTAATTCTTCGTAGATGATATCATACATTTGATCCAAGTGATGGAAGCGTACGTTCTTTGAATCGTATTGCCACTTCCTAGCATCCAGATGCGTATCATAAAGAGGTGCTCCGGGCTTTAGTAAGTAGTGATCTGATGCTCCATATATTAAAGCCATTATTTAAGTATTAATATTCCTCCGACAATTATGCCAATAGCTATAATCCTATCACGCCATCCTGCTATACGTGCCTTACGAAGTTTCTGTTTCAAGTATTTAATATCGTCTTCTAGTAAATCTATAATAGAACGCCTGGCCATATCTGAACGTTCAAATGACTCTGACTTCTCTACCTCATTCATATAAGCTGTCTCGTACTTCTTAGCACGTATGATATATTCATTCCTCTCAGCGTATACTATAGAGTCCATTTCAATCATGTACTCATTTCTAGATAGCGCTGTTAGAATATCATCGACCGTTTCTACGGTCATCCCTATTAACGTATCTCCTCCATAAACTATCTTGACGGGCAAGTGCTGTTGTGAGAGCATCGATCCGCTCATCAACATTAGTGTAGCTAGAGATAATAAGTACTTGATCATTATATGATATAGTGGCTTCATTGGCTCCTGTATTAAGATCTTCTAATCTAAGAGATGATTTTCTTAGTTCTTCCATAAGTAATGCATTAAGTGCATCTAACTCATTCCTGTGGTTTTGTTCTTGTTTTATTATATCTTCTTGTAAGATACGATTTTCTATCCTATTCTCACTAGCTTTTTTTCTTAAATCCCAAACATATACATATAAGGAACGTCCAATAGCAAACATAATAAGTGCTCCTAGAAGAAGTATACCCCCTTTATATGAATTCCATATCTTCTTCATTATCTTAATTCAAAGTGTACTAAGTCGTCAAATGACTGGTCTTTAAGTATAACTCCATCTCTGTCCCAGTTACCTCCCCAACGTAGTTCGTGTGATATTCTACCCTTTGATTTAAGTAGTTTAGCGGCTGATATCATTACACCTGCTATGTAAGAAAGATGATTCCAATCATATGCGATAGTTCTTCGTGTAGCCTTATCTGGATGATATGCAAATATATCTATTGCCTTTGAAGGCTTATGATTATGCATTCCTTTCCGAGTGATCCCATCGATCTTAGATTTACCTTAATCAAACATCTCCTTCTGCCTCTCTGGTGAACGGTATCCTTCTGCTATACCAAAGTCTACCTCAGACAGTTGGAGTGCAAAATTGACTATCCTATAAAAGTCAGGATGACAATCTCTTAGTTTCTTAGCTGAGTTAACTCCTATTGCGTATCCCATTATATAAATATTTCTCCGGGGGTTATACGTTGTATTACAATTTCTCTGAAGCTTGTTACAACAGTTCCAGTATCTGTCTTTAAAAAGAATTGTAATCCACTAGCAAAAGCTAAGACTATAGTTACAAAATTAAAATGAGCAGTAACATATTCTCCGGCTACTACGGGTAAAGTTTGGACAGCTAAAGATTTAGTTGGTGAACTAGTACTTAAACTTGCATCCATATTAATAGTTAGAGTAGTTGCGCTAGCTCCTATACTACTAATGAGTAATCTCACTTGCACAGAGTACGAATCACAATCATGAAAGGGTACTAACTTAGATATAGACTCATCCCAAATAGTAGTTCTATCTTCATATCCTACTGGAATTACTATTTTACTCACATTTCTTGGAATAGTCATAATAGAATCAGTAGAACTAAAAGTCTGTGTGGCTGATTCTGTATTCTTACAAGAGTCGTACCCATAAGGATGCATACCTCCTGAAGAGATAAAGGCCCTCATCATATCATTAAAGTCTTTAACTTTCATAGTACGATTCTCATCTCCTCCGATTAAGTAATCTTGTTTTCTCTTAAATGGCTTACTTGGTATCATTACTTTATATCTGGTGGTTCTTCGTCTTTAGACTTCTTATTAATAATTATATTCCCTTCTCCTCCTTGGAACTGATCATTACCAATCATTCCAGCTTGTAGAGCATTAGCTCCCATGTACAATCCTGCTAAAGTGACAATAGCGAGAGACCAAAGTTTAAAGTTCTCCGTTCTATCGCTATACTCAGTCGCCACACTGTCTACTCTTACATAAAAAAAAGTCAATATAAAACCAAGTACGAACGTTAAGAAGTACTTCCTTGAATCTCGTATGGCCTTTAAGGATTTCATTAGTGCATACCTGGATTGTCTTTATAAAATTCGGTTATATTTTCATCATACTTATCAAACTTATCTTTAAAGTCAGCTTGATTCTCTATGATAATTCTTTGGTTAGTTTCCATCCTTATAAGGACGTCTCTAATTAATTTCTGATCTGCTTTATATAAGTCAAACTCATCTTTAACAATACCCATCTCAGTTTCTAGTAACGATATCCGTATTTGAGTATGTACGTATGTTCCTAATACTGCTATAGATATGGCCAATGCTATACTTATAGTTTGCCCTAGTGTTATCTCTCCCTTCCATGATGCCATTAATCTTGTTTTCTAAATGCATAGACTTCTAATCCTCTTCCTACTAGGTCTGCTGCGGCTAATCCAGTGAGCTTAACATTCACTCGAATAGAGCCGAACATACTTATACTAGCTTGTCCTACTACTAATTCATCTGCTATACCATCAAATTTTATTACTGCTCTATAGTTCACTATGGAACCAGATTGAATAACCAGGGTTACATCGATTGCGTAATCGAGTCCATTCGCTGCTGCTGTAGTAGAGTTAGCGATAGATATTGTAGCTCCACTAACTATTTCAACAGTAATTGCTTTATTATTAGCTGTCGCTGCTGCTGCTCCAAACGTAGATACTTTAATCACATCTCCTACTTCTAGGTCTAATGTTCCAAGTATTGAACTGAATGCAGTCTCTGTAGCACTTGCTGATAATGAGTAGTCTACAGCTGATGCGTATATTAGTTCTCCTAAGGAGTCGCTATTTGTTCCTTTGTAAGACATTATATTTTAAACCAATTAGTTCCGTCAGTTACAAAGTCTGCTGATTCGTAGTCTGAATTAAATACTACTGATGCAGCGCCATCTATAAGAGCTCCGGATTGTCCTGATATTGTAATGTTATTGGTTGCAGCTCCTCCACCAGAGTCTTTCACGGTTATCCTTACTCTGCCAAAATTAGGAAGAGCTGATATAATTGGTAGAGATACAGTTCCTGTTCCAGTTGCTGACCTTCCATTTAAAAGGGTATAAGATCTAAATACCAATGCTGCTAGAAGTGTTACAGAAGACGAGTTAGATGCTGCAGTTATGATGTGAGTATCTAACATAGCTCCGTGCTGGGCTGCATCTAGATAAGCATCACTTGTATTAAGTGTGGCCTGCTCACTTGCAGTAGCTTTTCTAACCACTCCTTCAGTTGTATCTGTTGCTGTGACTCTCCGGATATCCCAAATAGTCCAGTTAGAACCTACTGTGGCTTGATCTCCTGACGCAGTAAATGGTACATGGCAATATATAAGATGTCCTACTTCAACATCTAAACCTGATGCACCACCTATTTTACCTGCTACTGATACTCTGTATGTTATTCCTTCACCTGCTGTTAGATAGTTAGGATTTGTAGAACAATCTATATCTACCGGTATTTTAATTCTAGCAGATATTTCACTATCTACATATACCTTAGGAGTAAATGCCAATGGATCTACAGGAATATTAATATAACTGAGCAAAGGGCCCGTCATAGTGTCTCCTGTTATAGCTACTTTAAGTGCTAACTCAGTATCTACGTAGTTCTTTGTAGTTAAATGTGCAGATAGTGTTGGTGTTACTCCAGCTACAGTTCCTGTGAATGTTCCTCCTGTAAAGGGCATATATGTATTAGGAACCGTTATAGTACGGAATGTATTATTCTGTGCAATTGATACTCCAAAGGCAGAGTCATTAGTAAGCCATGTTACCATGGATGTCCAATTAGCCTTGAAGTCATTACCCCCACGGTTAATAGCAAACTCATCGGTAGCTTGGATTATAGTTGCGAGTGTCTTATCGGTAATTTTTGCCATTATAATATTATATTAGTATCGATTGCGTCATTATCATTCCATAGTATACTCTCATCTGGTACAGTATTCCACTGCCAAGGCTCTGAAACGGTAGTAATAGTAGCAGGAAATTCCCATACAGTCTCCTTTCCGTAGAACTGTGCCCCGGTCATTTTAGAGATTTGTTCTAGTATATGATCAATCTGAGCTTCAGTTAAACAATTTAATAGTTCTTCAGCTGCTGTTGAAGGTGCATCATAACGCAATAGAATATCTACCCATTGAGTTAATAGAACCATCTTCTTTTTCATACAAGATGAAGCACCTCCATACTTATCTTTTTTACATACAAATTGTATGTACGTATTAGCAGCACATACCGCTTGGTACCTTCTAACTGTTAGTACATCATCAGTGGTATATTGTGTTGCCATTAGCCTATGAAAGTAATACGGTAAAGTTGGGGTGAAATATCATCGTTTGGAAAGGCTACATATGCTGTACCTTGTGATTGAACTATAAGACCACAGTCTTTAGTTATTTCTTCCCAATAAGAATTAATAGCGAAGGGGTTGGAAACTGGTACATATCTCTTTATAGAGACTACATAATCAGCAAGAGTTGCTAGTGCTGTTCCATTAACGTTATCAACTAAGTTAAAGTCACTTATGCTGAACGTAGCATTTACAGCTGTTCCGGGAAATTCTAGTGTATATTTTTGAGGGCTTCTAGGTGCCGCTGGGCCAATTGGTCCTTGTGGGCCTATAATAGACTCACCAGCTGGGCCTTGTTCTCCTTGATCACCTTGAGGTCCTTGAGGACCCTGTGGACCAGTAGGGAGTATGAATGGTGTTAAACCGCATGTATCGCATGACATTATCCACAGTTATTACAATATTTTGAATTAGAGCAAAGCTTTTCTAGCTTAGTCTTAATGTTATCAGCTTCAGTGAAATTACCTACACCAGCATGATACGATATTCCTCTGAGATATCCTAACGCAGTTAGAGCCTCTTCAAATTGATCGTCATCACATTTACAGTTATCATAGTCGATACCTGCGAATAGTTTATCGATGCAACATTTTAAAGAGCACCATAAGTACATCTTTATTACTTTAGTATATGTCGCAGCATCTGTTATCACATTATATGTGAACGTATATAAACCTGAAGGCCAAGATGCGTCAGCTGTTAATCCTGCTAAAACAGAAGTAACTTCAAATTCTAATGTAGTATCTACAGTAGGATAGGAAGGAGATAAGTTTACAAATACAGTGGCACCAGATGGGAAGGTTATAATTAATGCCGCAACACTAGCTTCTGAAGTCTCTTCATTTGGGGTTCCCCAACCTCCAATATTCTCTCCTGTGTATGCGCCTGAAAGTTCTTTAAAGGTTACACCTATACAATTGCATTTTTGAACAATGCTAAAATTTAATATGTTTGCCATTAAAGAAAGGTTTAAAAAGAAGGGGGAGACTGGCTCCCCCGTTTCTTAGAACATGTATTCCACATAAAAATCTACTTTACCAGCTGTTAAAGCTGCTGTAGCTACTGTTAGAGTCAAAGCTCCATTTGAAGATAAGGCAACTGCTGTTGCAGAAGATACTAGGGCTAGTGTGTTTCCAGCTGTAAAGCCTGAATCAAAAGCTAGTGCATCTGTAATAGCGGTAGAACCTGCCTTAAGTTGAACCGTTGCTGATCCTCCAGAAGTAAATGCAGTTAATTCTATTGCTACTACATTAGTGATAATAGCTCCATTAGGAAGCGACTCACCAATTGCAGGAGTTATTACACTCGCTGCTCCACCGTCTACATCAAAGTCATAACGGATTTTTACTACGTATTTATTAGCTAAAGGCATTATCGTTTAGATTATAGGGTTATAGCAGGAAGTCCAATAGACGCTGCGTATGGATTCATAATGCCTTCAAAATAAGCTGTCATAGCTGTATTTGAACTTTCAATTGCAACTATCGTCATCTCTGGGAAGTCGCGCTTGGCAGTAAGGTCTTTAGTATTATGACGATCAAAGTGTTCGATAACATAGATATCATAAGTAGCAGCAACTACCGCATCAACTGGATACGATGGAACTGGAAACTTAATGAGGTTAGTTACACCAGTGAATCCTAAGCCTCTACGCTCTAGATCTTGTACCAATGCATATGTACCTACACCTGGATCTGGACTTACAGAAGCAGAGTTAGTAGCAGTTTTAGTACCATTAGTCTCAATGTATCCGTATTGATCAACTCCTACAGTAGCATCAAATCCTAGATCGATAGCTAATTCAAAGTTTACTTGTCCGTAATCATCAATAAAATTTTTCGTTAAGGCTAAACCTGTAACGCTAATACCACGATCAGCTCCAGTTGTTGTTACTGCAGCTACTGCTTGACGAGCAAATTCTGCATCTGCATTCATCTTAGCGACTAGTGCTGTAGCAATCTCTGCTTGTGTTGCAGAAGCATCTGCTGTGTAATGGTAAGAACGTTTGGCTGGCCTCTTACTCCAGAGTTCTTTATCATGTTTGAATATGATATGTAAAGAATACTCTGTAGAATTAGCAGTGTTAAGTGCGCCAGTAGTTCCGTTATAACCTATGTAAGATACCTGCTCAGCAGCTACTGCATATGATTGTCCTTTATACTGGGTGATACTTCCACCATTAATTTTTGCTGACATCTTTGGTGCTTCATTTGCACCGGTACCTTGTACTATATAAAAGTCCGAGGCAGACGTGATTGAGTCACCCGCAGTTAAGGGAGTGAATGTGTTATCTAGTACAAGTAGCTCACCATTTTCAATATCAGGTAAACCTGTTGCATCTGGTGTTATACTCGCCTTAGCGATAAGCAGTCGATATATGTAATCGTTCATTGCTTTTGGGATTAATTATTCTTGTTTCTTAAGTTCATTCAACATCATTTGATAGTGCTGATCTGTTTGGGTTGCTCGTGTAGCAGCTGTTACCGCCATCTTCACAACCTCTTGATGAATATGATCAGAGAGTTCGCAATCCACGGACGAAGATAAGGAGATTCTAACTGGTTTCCTAATATACCGCAAATAGTAATTTGTAGGTATAATAGTGTCTGTTCCAATAAGTTCTGCTTTGTCCTCATACGAGAGCCTACGTAGCCTCTTAACATTTGGCCTGTTGAATGGATCCCTTTTCACTTTGTTGTAGTCATCGTGAGTTGTTGGTTTCACTTCACTACGTTTAGTACTAGACTCCCCATTACAATCCGTATAGATTACATCTGCTTCTTCATTTACTGCGAACCAGTAATCAGAAGGCAAATTAAAAAATAGGCTGTTTGGCTTGTTATTAACTGAGACAGGTAAAGCGGATGTTGTGTAGTTCTTAACTACCATCCGTAAGTCATCAGTACGTTTTTGAGTTTCCTCAAATGCTTGTCCATGTGCCATAGGTCTCCCTGAGTATCTCAGTTTTATTAGGGCATCTTGTCCTTCTTCGTTCAAGTAGAGATCAATTTCTTCCGGTAAGAAGTTAGGATAATTCAATGAGTCCATTTTATCAATAAGACTCTTGAAATAGGCATGCATTTCAGTAGCTGTCATTAGTATCTGAGTTTCTTAGCTGCTTCTAGTTGTTCCATTAAATTCAATCGAAGGTCTTGGTTTAGTGGATCATTAAGATATCCAACTGCGGCATCTAAGTCATAGCCGATATCTACTGTTCCATGCATATAGTGTCCTCCCTGAATCCTCAAGATATTATTTTGACTAAGGTTATTGAGTAATACTCTAACATCACGATCTGGCATTTTGGCTATTTTAAGGAACTCCGAAGGGTTCTCTTCCATGGCTTTATACAATTGATTCTTCACTACCTCAGGTTGTGTATGTACAGCTCGATGTCCTAGTAAGTTAAGGAAATCAATTTGTTCAGCTTGAGACATTTTAGCAAAGTACGATGCTGCTTCAAGTTTATCTTCAATATTCTTATTCTCTGATCTTGCATCTTCGACAATGTCGTAGACTACATAATCAGCTTTGGGGGTTGCGTTCAAGCTATTTATAGATTTTGCAACTCGTCTAGACTGTTGTGCTAATCTTAAATTAATAACATCGACTGCTATTCCCATATCAAGAATTGTATCTTTCTCTCCTAACCGAAATACATGATCTTTCCAAAAGTCTGAGCTAGAGTGAAGTTCACCATTTGGTAACCTCATTGCTTGCTCAAGCGTTCGTTGTTCATCTTCTGTTAGTCCTGTTTGATATCCACCCCTACCTTTTTGGGCAATGATAGTATCCTGACATTTTGGAAATCTGTGAAAACCTGACCACGTGTTTCTCGCAAGTGGGCGGATGATAACTTTTTTTCCAACTATTAGTAATTGTGTAACTTGTTTAACACCAGTAGAAGGAGAAGACTCTGTTGCCTTCTCTTTCGTTACTGATGGTTTGTTTTGAGATTTCTCGCTCATGTTTTTATATTATCCTTTAACTGCAGTGCAAATTAATTCACCACAAGCCATTGGGTTTTTAATCATAATACCACATTCAGTAAGCATGTGTACTGCAAATCCGTCCTCGTTGTTAGAACGCATTGTGCTCACGCTGTCTGCTGTGTTACCGAAAGGATCGATAGAACCGGCTGTATGCCACATAACATTTTCAGAGTCTTTCTTATAGACCTTCTGAATGTTAGACTCTCCACCATGTACGCCAAAATCCAAGATAGTGAACCTATAAGATTCAATCGGACGGTTAGTTTTATAGTGAAGTTGACGGTTAGATACAGTATCATCATAAAGCGGTAAGTGCTTCAAAGTAATACGTGTACCATTCAAACCTTCGTAAGTCTTAAACTGACCTCCTAAAGATAGAGACTGACCAGAGCCAGTAACAAACTTAGAGTCTACCAGTGTATATTGAGCTGCTGCATTCTTCATCGCATTGTCAAACTCGGCAAAACCAAATTCTCCTGTGAAGCAAACAAAGTCTCTTGACGCTTCAGGTGCGATGTTATATGACAAGTCAATCATAAACTCACGGATGATACTTTCTGTTAATTCTGTGTAGTAACGCTTATGCGCTGGAGCAATTTGCTCACGAATACCTGCACCTTCAAAGACTGGAAGTTGGTTGTTACCAAGCATGTTAGTCTGACCCTGGGCATTAGAAGAGTAAGTAGAATACCACAATGAGCGTTCCATCTCTTTATACCATTGTGCCATAGCTTCCCACTCAGCATAACGTAACCATAATTCAGTATCTTTTTCAGATTTAGGATCTTTCAACTTAATGATCATTACATCAGTTGCAGCTGAACGAGAGATAGTGTAACTCTTACGAAGTGTCGTAAGGTGATTACGCATCTTGAACGGAGAGCTGAAGTGAGTCTGTCCACCAATTGAAAGTTCTGGTACTGTGGTGTACTCTTTAGAAAGTTCACGTCCAGCTTCTACAAGAGAAGGATCAATGAAAGAAGTTTCATCTGGATTAGTAGAACGAAGTTCAAGGATATACCCATCACCATCAAAAAGAGGATCACTCATAACACGTACACGATAATCACGATCATCAAGTACAAGTACTTCTTGAGCTGCGAACCATTTCTCTGCAACCTTCACACGGAACGTAGTTCCATTAAGTCCAGGAGTTACACCGCCGTCTCCGAAGTTTCCTATAATTGTAATTGCTTTTTCATCGTCGCCTTGTAGCATCCATTCGTACTCGCGATTGCCTACTTCCATTTTACGTCCCATACCATCGGTAAGATACATCATTGGAAAAAGGCCTGCGCTACCCCAGATGCGGGCTACAACTGAACTGATAAGTTCTGGTTGCGTTAAATACATAGAACTAAGGTGACCTTGGACAGTAAGTCCAGCATGCCATTTAGTTTTATATAGTTGTAGGTTGTTTAGACCTAAATTAGCTATTGCTGCCATTCATATATTATTATTTATTATTGATTAAGTTTTTCCTAACCAACTTCTAAGTACACTTTCATCTACTCCTTTTGCCTTCTCTTCTTTCTTAGGTTTACTAGATCCTTTTAATCCATCTCGTTTGTCTGTGAAGTTTCCAAGGTTTGCTCTCAAGTTGTTCGTGACTTCCGTCGAAACACCTTTAGATAGGGCAGTGAAATCAAAATTAATGTGATACAGATAAGCCATCAATAGCTGTTTTTCAGGATCTTGAGAATCTTTCTGTAATTGGGTTAAACCTGATTTCTTATCTGGACTAACCATGTAATCAATAAATTGGCGTTTAGTTTTATCAGTTAAAGAGAATCCTCCAATTTCCTTTCGCTTTGTAACGTCTTCAGAAATCTGTGTTACAGTTTCTTTGCGTTGCTCTGCTCTAGCTTGTTTATGCTTCTCTTCGTCTAATGTTAAATTTTCACGCTCCTTTATCTGTCTTTTTGTGCCACGTGCTTTTGCACGTTTAGCTTGAGCTTCTAGTACTCCGCTTTCAGTATATGTATCAAGTAACTCTTTGATAGATGCTTCATCGTCGCCATCTGCTCTAAGGTCTTCTTCGACTAGTACTCTTTGGAGAGCTTCATTCTCTTCTATGAGTTCATTTGTCAATTGTTCATAATCTCTTTTAGAATAAGCTTCTATAAAAGTAGCAGGGTTACCTCCTGCCTCTAAATATTCTAAATACTTTTTAGAGACTCCAGATTCAAACTTATCTTTATAAGCTTCTACTTTCTTACTAACTGCGTAGGTAATTGCTTCTTGTAGATACTCTGGATCTGTTGCTTCTAATTCTGTTTCAAATCCATCAATGTCAAAAGCTCCTAAATCTTCAAAGTGTTTAACCACTCCTTCAAAATTTGGTGCGTCGTCTGGGTCAGGTTCATCAGAGTCTACTGGATCTACTGGTGGTACAGGGTCGGCTGGATCTGGATCTGGATCTGGATCAATTGGATCTGCAGGATCAGGTTCTACTGGGTCCACAGGATCCACAGGTAAGACAACTGGATCATCTATTGTATCAATAGGATTGATTTCTACTACTGGTTCTAGTCCTTCCATTGAAGGTACTAGTTGAACAGGAATTTGTCCTGTATCACCATCTTTTGTTCTATTATCTTTAATTGCCATGGGTACAAAATTACATTTGTTGTTCTGTATGAACAAATATGTTCATAGTTATATGTTAAATTACCTCTTTCCCTTATAGCTTATTTGGAAGGGCGGGGAGTTGGTTTATTAGCTACTTTACGCTTAATTGCTAACTCTTGGTTCTTTAAACCTAAATCTTGTGTTAGTTTTTTACGTTGTAACTCTAAAGCACTTTTCTTAAGTTTAGTATCATCATTCGCTTTCTTCTTATCTAGTTCTAGTTTAGCTCTAGCAATTGGATCTTCTCCTTCTTCTCCTTGTTCTTCAGGTACATTTCCTGATTGTTTAAGAAGTTCAAGTTCAATCTTGTTCTGACGATCTAACTTATTTTCATTATTATCATTGTCTATCTTCATCTTCTCCCAATCTTGCATTTGTTTCTGGAGGGCTTGGGCTTGTTCACCTTGTTGCTTCTGCATAGATTGTTCGTATTCTTTACGATTCTCTTCTGCAGTTACAAGAGAATTTTTGATTGTAGACATATTATCTGATACCATTATAGTAGCAACCTCAGCTGCAGAGATCTTATCATTCTGTAACATCGCTTGTGCTAAGCCTCTCATGGTTTCAATTGCTCTTGTATCTTTAGTAGTATTACTTACAAAGATTCCGTACTCACATGTAGCGAACTCACCAGGGTCTAGGTTAAGCATGGTGCGGCCTATGTCGTCGGATACAAAATTTATCTTCTTTCCGTCTTTCCATGCGATACGAGATGCATCGATTAGGGCTTCTAGAACTTGCTTCTTACATTCGTTATGTTTGTGGAACCAATACTCAGTGATATGAGCAGACTGTTGGATACTACGTTCTACGTTTCCTACAAGTTCAGATGCCATTGATTGGCCTTCACGTTGTCTTGATACTCCTACTAGTCTTCCTAGATTATCTTCCAAGTTACTTATAAGGTCAATATAGAAATTGATCTGTGACCCAGTGGTCATATCCACAGATGTGAATTGATTGAAAGCTGAACGTTCTCCATCCTGTCCTTCTTCAAATGAGTTGATAAATGCAATACCCATGGCGTCTAAGTAGTACATCCACTTGTCAAGGTCCCAGCCTTTAGAAAGAGGAATTTGTGCTAGATCGACAACCATTGGTTTACCCTTGTCTTTTGCCATGAGGTTCTCCACTCTAAAGTATGCGATATCTATGAGGTACTGGGTAGTCTTCATTCTCTCTACTATAGAGACTGATTCAGAATTCATAGCATTGTAGATCTTTCCTACGTAAGAACTCTTACATTTAGAAGGGTTATCCATCGATCTACGTTGGTTCTCTTTTGCTTGTATCCTTACATAGATGTCATCGTGTATCTTAGTAGTAGTCCAGTATTCTTTAATCCAATGTATCTCTGCTTCATAATCATCGAATCTCCATACTCCCTTATCTTTCACAGCGTACTCTGGTAGTTCAAAAGTCTCGTCTGCTAGTTCAGTAATCTTTCGCCCTGTTTGTTCATCAGTAGTTGTAATAAAGAACACCTTACGGAAAGAAGCCCATTCATATATGGTTACACTGATTAATCCATTACGATTCTCTGGTTTTGTATATCTTGATTCAGAGGAGTACTCTGCAGCAGATCTGATTAGAACTTTCATTCCATCATACATTCCTGGCCCATCCGAACCAAATCCTGAACCTGTACTATTTAGATCTTCTAATTTTTTTATTTGTGTGTCTGTCAGTTCCGAGTGGAACTCATCGATTATAGATGCTAGAGTTAGATGTCTTTCTTCTATGATAGCTGATGCTTCGTCGACATTATCTATGTCAGGATCTAGTACTACTGTGATATCCAGTGGGTTAGCTACTCTTATGACTGGTTGCCCTTCTATAATACCAACCCAGTACAGTTCTTCTCCTGCTATTAAAGCATGCTTAAACCCTTCATTGAACTTTTCTACTATGCGTTGTTCCTGCATTAAATAGTTTACAGCTTGCTGTCCATTACGTTCTCTTATATCTTGGTAGCTATAACGAACATACTTCTGCATTTCTTTAAGTCCATCTTCATCTTTAGTTCCTAACATGTACTCACGTAAAGATCCCATAATTAGTTTCTGTTGCTCTCTTTCTAATGAAGATGTAGCATCAGGGTTAGTTGAGATAACTCTAAAGTTAAAGGGGCGATTAATCTCTTCTCCTAATAATAGAGATATTTTAGGACTGATGAAATCATAGTGTTTTAAATCTGCAGGTAACTCTTCTTCTTTAAACCCGTAGGGGTTAGTTACATACTCAAAGTCGGCTCTATTTAAGATACCATTGAATAAGTTATAACAAATTGCTTTATTCTCTTTGGATCCTCTACCGTTAAAGTTACTACTTTCGGTTAAACCGTCTAGTTCATTACAAACTTCTTTAGCCCAAGTCTTTGTCTTTCTGGTCTTAGGCAGCTTTTGTCGGGGTCCGTCTATCTTTCCTGTAATCTGTTTCATCTATCAATGTTTACAATTTGCAAATCTATAACATTAGCACTACATTTCCAAATAGAGTTACCGTCTATTCTTCTTAAATAGCTTCCTATTAGAACTTAATAAGCCTGTATTGAATATATCGTCCCTAGTATTAGCTACTGATTTTGCAGTTATCTCTTGTCTTTCTTTCATGTATAATGCAACTAGAATCATAGCTATCGCTCTGTCATAGTTACCATCTTTAGGGTCATACGCAATAAGCTCTTGCAGTAAAGGTATAGAACGAATAGTATGTAAATTAAGTATAGGGGTACCATCTTCATTCTGTCCTCGTTCTTCTAGTAACCAATCTCTTAAATACATTTCACCATCACGTTTAATCGCTTCTGGCATGTGTATACCAAATCCCCTGTGTACTTTAGAATTCTTAATACTCTTCTCTATAATTCCCGGCTGTTCTGCAAGAATGTACAGACATTTCTTAGCTCTAAAATAAGTCATCATACCTTTAAGCTGGTTCTCATACAGAGTCTTAGCACCATAGTATATCAATAACTTACGTACATTCTCATAATATTCTTCTGCCATCCTAGGACGTCCAGTATACTCTGCTACTACTATGTTGTAGGTTTGATCAAAGCTTTGGAATGTCTTATAAATAATAGTAGAACCCAGTGACATCGTTGTAGAATCATCTTGGTCATAAGGGTCAGTTCCTGCTATATATAGTCCAGGTGGGGTCTTGTTATTAAAATCCTTATAAGGGTGTTCCCATATAACAATAGCTCCTGTATTATCTTCATTGTGTTCGTGAGGGAACTTTTCTATAGGTTTAATCCTAGTAGGTGAGAATTTAAGTCCTTCATTTCCCCATACTAATTCTCCTGATGAGTATACTCTAAGATCCTTATCAGTTTCAAGTCTACCTAGCTGCTCGTTAAGTTCAGCTGTTGGAAACTTATTACCTGACGTACGAAGGAAAGCTTCCCTTGGAGTCTTTGGATACTGAGTAATAAACTTCTCCCATGATACCTGACTACCACCTGCATCACGTTTAGCCTTACGTTCAAGGTCCAGATAGATTTCAGCAAACTTCCTATTGGAGTTTCCATCCTCATCTACCATTTGTACTGCCACTTGTGGTTCATCCTTATATTGGTCTAGATCCTCTAGCCCCCTATAAAGTTCTGGCATGTAGTGTATTGACTTAGGTACAATGATTTCACCTGGCTTGTACCACATGTCATCAATAAATAGTCCACACTGCGTTCCTCTTCTACCCTCATCCCATATATTATCAAATGGTCTTAGGTTATAACGAATAGGGTTATCAAACATAGCAGCAAAATCTGCTGTGCCTCCTTCCATGTCTCCACCAGTTCCAAATATAATAGGCATTCCAATCATATTGGCACCATCCATAAAGGTTGGTTGAGTTACTCCCCACGTTTCCAATAGGTTAGGCCACTTACCAGCTTCCTCAAATAAGAAGAGACTTGCTTTCTTTCCAATCGCATTAGAGAAGTTATCCTTAAAAGTAAGACTATATACTTGAGAGTTAGTTCCTCTCCATATCTTAGTACCATCTTCCTTAGTAACTTGCCATCTAGCTTCTATGAAGTCATGACGATCTGGATCACGTCTCTTCCGGAATGCTGTATGCTCGTTAACAAAGTTGAGCATTGTAAGAGTCATGTCCATGGTAAGCTTAGCCAATACTTTTAAGTAAGCTCCTATGATACTTGTACTTGCTCTTTCAAACGTATACATGTGTGCACATAACGCAGCGTTCTTATAGGAGAATCCTTTACGTCTAGACTTCGCTACAATCATACCCTGGTTATTATTCCAAGCATTTTCTATCTCTTGGAAGTAATAGAAGTCCATATCTAAGAACCTAGGAAACATCAAACGAGTTGTGTTTCTTCCATTGACTTCCGTTGTAGCTTTAATCTGTGTAAAGTTCAAATAGAAGTAGTGGCGTCCTGTTATATGAACGCCAGCAACTATATGTCCTTCTGTGCATCTCCTACGTTGCTCATCCCAGTACTCCTTGTATGTTATAGTACCTTCTGGTGCATTAGTATAGTATCCGTACTTAAGGAAGTTTAAAGCCTCCCTAGAGTACTCTCTAGTATTCATAAAAGTTGGAAGTATCTGAAGCCTATTTAGCTCCAGCCTCTTACTTACTATCTGTGCCATTAAGAAGTTTTTTAATGTGGTCGTTATTATTCTTCCACTTTCTTAATCTCTTAGAAGTACGTTGTATTAAGAGCTCCAGTCCTTTTACACTTAGATGTTCTAAGTATATAAACTCTTTCTCTTTTGGTTGATCTAAAGCATCGACATATAACTTCTCTCCGTTCTTCCAGAACGTAGCATATATATTTCCATCTTCTTCTAATCTAAGAGCTAATCTTCCTTTAGGCTCCAAACGGAACCCTATTTTTTCTAATTGTTTGTTCGTAATTGCCATGTTATAGGGCTTTCATTGTTAGTGATTTAATAGTTACTGCAATGATATGCACTGCGATAGAAAAAAGCAGTACATTAAGAAACACCGGGGTGATCAGTATGCAGACTGCTATACATAAGAATTGATACGCGAAGAATTGTGTAAGGTGCCATCCGTCAGTGAACATTACGAACCATCTTGATGAACCCCAGAATCTTTCCTTTTCTACCCAAGGACTTTCTTTTGTAGCCTGAGTAAGCATTGGGTACCACTTATTTCTCCAAGTGACTCTCTTATCCCAGAACTGTGGGTTGTTCTTAATGAACTTTATCTCAATTGAGTCATAGTGGTGTGCTAACACATCCATTATACCAAAGAGTATGAATCCTATACAAAATAGGACAATTGCTAATATCGTTACCATAATACTTGAATTTGTTTTTTAACTGTTCCATCGCTATAAAAGTATAAGTAGAATACATGTGGTTGAGGATACTCAACTGTTCTACCCATAAGGTCAGCGATTCTTAATAATTCTGGCTTATAAAGTTCTACTTCTGTAGGTTCTGTGTTAAAGGGAGAAGGAGGGTTTAATGCTAAGAAGCTTTGTTCTGAGCACCATGCAAAATCTCCATCCCCTTCGCACCATCCAAAGGTATCTATCTGAATATAGTACGTCATACCTGGGACTGCGTTTGTGATTAGAATGGACCAATATTGTCTAGTTGGATCGTAATCGCCAATTCCTAGGTAGTCTGTGGGCCCAATAACTCCCGGATAGTCATCTGACCACCAATAGCAATTAGTTCCAAATACTAATCTAGCATCCGCACAGGTTGGCCCTGCTTCCCAGAGATGCATTGCAAATCCTTCTAAGGGCCCATGATCGCCTATATTACCTGTTGGGTGTCGACAAGTTCCATTGAATATGTTTAAGCATAAATATCCTGTCCCATCGATAGGATAGGTGAAGTGCCCCCAAGTGTCGTAGTTAATCACATGACATTGGTAATCTCCTATTCCTACAGTATTATTCATATCAGTTGGATAGAAATCTCTATTCGTTGTGTCTAAGGAGAATGGCACCAATGTCTCAGCAGGTAGAGGATTCATTCCTTCTACTCCGTTACATATGCCTGACCAATTCTGTGCTACTCCTGTTAACCCTATACTTAGTAGTAAGATTAAGACTGCTACTTTTAAACCCATTTTCCTGTCCAATTAAACCACGCGCCTAACCAGAACGTAGCTGGTACTAATAATACAAATGCTCCTAAAGGCCAAGCAAAAATAGCAAATGCTGCTGCTATTAGGTGCAAGCCTATTCCTTGGTCTCTCTTTTGTGTGTTACGCCACATATATTGTAGGAAGTTGGAGTGCTTTTTCTGGTGTACGCTCTTCTTTTTCATTTTTGTTATCATGCTTCAAATAGTCCTGTACTTCCTCCTCCTCTGTCACGAGTAGAGGTAGTGATTTCTTTTTTAACTTTCTCTTCTAGTTTATTGAGAGAGTCTATAATTTTACCAACTTCTCCTAGTGTCTTAGCTACTTTTGTAGGGTCTATGGCATCTTCACCTTCATACTCTACATTACGTAGCCAATCAGCTAGTTTATGTACAGATGATCTAGCCGCTTTCAAAAGTCTAAGACTAGGAGAGTTTTGTTCTTGTGTATATTCATATTCAGTTAACAACGTAGCAAGCTCAGGGTCAGGCTTCCATTTTGAAGGCATTATATCTGAAGCTACTTTCCTTCTCTTCTCCTCTTCTGGGTATCCAGCATAAGGAGATTTGAAGTCGCAAACATAATACGTATAAAGAAGTTCCCTGAACGCTGTATGCTTTCCTTCCTCTTTATCTCTATCCCATATCTTCCGCATAGCAGGTATTGCTAGTGCATCAGGGTCAAGAACGAGTTCGTGATCTTTGAGTGTGAGTAATCCCATGTTTAAATCCTATCTTTGAATCGCTTGGAGTTTCCAATAATAATTGCTTCAACCTTTCATAGTCCATCATTATTACACGGGATTGCCCATTATATGTAACTAGTGACCTCTTACTATATTTACGTCCTTTATCAGTATAAGCAGGTTCTACTTCTGTAATTCCGTCAATGTCTCTACAAAACCAGGGTGTCTTGAAGTTTTCCTTAACAAGCTCTAGGTCTTGGTACTTTTCACCTGTCTCTGCGTCTTCCGTGAGTACTTCCTTATAAAGGTCTCGTACTACTATGAACTCAATCTCTTTTCCTTCCATTGACCATCGCTTTAGGTGCAAATACTCCTAATTTGTGCAGTCTTACTGCTATTCCTGCGGATAGGCATTCTTTAACGTATTTAAACTGATGACGAACCATCCTGTCTACTACATGAGACGGTAGCCCATATTCTTTTGCTATTGCGTCTATTATCTCTGGTGGTAGCTGGTTGGTCGCCATGTCAGTTTAGTTGGTTGCGGGAGTAGGAATCGAACCTACGATCTTCGGGCAATGACCCCGACGAGTTACCATTTCTCCGTCCCGCGTTATATTATTGTCCGTATCCTGCTAAGAATAAAGTTAAGTCTCCTGTATTGATAGTACCATCATTATTCAGGTCCCATTCCATGTGTGCATACTCAGTATACTCATCTACATCTGGATAGAAGTCTTCAAACACTCCCCATTGGGATGGTGCATCAGGATTGAATTCACATGTTGGTACATCATTATAATCTAAGTATGCCCACATATCTCTAGTAAAGGTTACTCCAGTAGGTTTGTGTGTAGCTGTCATAGTCATCATTACCACGCCATCACACTCTGGTTTAAGATCTTTAAGCTGTGGTTCAGGTAATGTAGTCATTAGTTCACCATTCACATACCATTCCCATTCAAAGTCAGGATATACCAGTTCATGTTCTCCTGGAGGAAACATTCTAACTCCATTAAGGAGAGTTAGGTTACCTAGCTTAGAACCACCTCCAGATATATCTTGGTAATAGTTATTGAACGCTGGGAATACCCTGGGTGCGTCTTGGACACTTCTACCGTAGTAGGCTAAAAAGTCTAATAAGTCTGCTGTATTATACATCTTCTGCTATTGATGAGATTAAATATACTCCAAATACTAACGTAATGCCTTTCTCATCCCTAGCTAGCTCTACAGCTTGACCTTTAAGTGTCACAACGTCACCAACCTTGATTGGGTAGTGATCTCTGTTAACTGCGGGACCAATCTTTTTAACGGTTATCAATGCTGTAGCTGCATCATCCATCAAGGATTTCTTATCTACTCCTTCTGGTATAATTAGTTCTAGCTTACTCTCTTTAAAGGCTAGATAACCAATCACCATATCTGCAACTGGTCTGTATACTTTAACTTTTACTTCATCTTTTGTTATGATATCCATGGTAAATAAATCTTTTATGCTTAGTCTAAAGAGATCATATCGTCTTCTCTAGGACCTAAGTCTTGTTCTATTTTACTAACCATTAACTGGTGTAGTGATAATACAGTAAACTGAGCTGGGATGTACATTGTTTTTTTGACATCCACTTCATATTTACCGCAACATAATGTACTTGTTGTAGTTCCATCAGTTTCAGAAACTATTCTATAATCTAGGTTGGTAGTTGGCATGCGAAGTTTAAGTTCTGCTCTAAGTGCTTGCAGACCTTCAAAATATTCTTCCCAAGTTACAATCGCTGGGTTTAGACTACATGCTTTTTCTATTGTCATGGTACAAAGATATATAAACTTTCTTACACTAAACAAACAAAGACCCTAAAATAGAGTCCTTGTATGCGTAACTAGCTGAGGGTTACAATATTAGATAGTACCTCCTTCTTTAGTTAGATATGCTAAAGTCAATCAGCTTACTTCTTTGCAGGGAGTTTAGTTTTTAGTTCCTTTACTGCAAACATAGGTTTACTTATTTCAAATGAGCCTGCAATGGCATCAATTGCCGCTTGAAACTCTTCTTTGGACAGTTGCTTCTTAGCCATGAGAGGTATAAATAAGCTCTCAAGGTTAGTAACGCCCCGTTTAAGCTTTATCTTCCCTGCTCGGACATATCTATTAACTTCTCCAACAACTAGGTTCAGATCTTCTTTACTGAAGTTCATATCCCCCTTGATGGTTGGTACTATAATCTTGGTTAGTAGTGATACTACTTGTTCTTTTGTCATTACTTCTTTATTTGTGGTTAACTCTTTATCAATAAAATCAAACTCTATGGCACCTAGCTCACCAGTCCGCATCACTGTCCATTCTTTAAGGCGTTTCCACTCGTTAAAGTCCATCCATAACTGTCTTGTTATCTTTTTCATAGGACAAAGATAGAAAAAATATTGTAAAATTTTGAAAAATATTTAGAATATGTGTGCATGTATGTCTCTTCAAAAAGACCCCCTCTAGGTTACGGCAATCAAGATGCCCCAGTAGCCGTGCGGCAGAGCTACTTTAAATCTGCCCAAATCTCTAATCAAATTTCTAATGGAAAAGCTAACTAAGAACTCGAAGCCTAAGGCGACGAAAGCGTTAGAACTCGATGCTGCAGCTGGTATCATCGAATCACGTCAATGTATCACGTCCGTTGGCAACAAGGTGTTTAAGGTCATGAGTGAACCGACCGAGATTGTCATCGACAATGAGGATGACCAATTCCATGGTGAGACTGTTCACCTTGTCAACCTCAATGCTGATACACCAGACCTACGTGCTAGAGCAGACGCTACACTAGACCATGCTCTGGATATCGCCCTTGCAGGCGATATAGATGAGACAGCGGAGCTATTTGCTCAAGACGCTGCATCGTATGGATTGGTCTTCCGTGTACTAGCCGGAGGCTACGTCCCTAAGAAGGGCAAAATGGTTGAGTGCTTCGTAGACGAAGTCATTCCTAAATCAGGAGACAATGAAGGCAAGCCTGTCTTCCGTATCGCTACCCTCACTAAGATGGGTATTGATGGGAAAGAGACTAAGCGCAAGAAGCGCTCATCTACTCAGGATAAGCTCGCCAAGCTCGGATTCAAGGTTGATTCGAAGAAAGCGTCCTCATCTAAGCCTAAGAAGGCTAAAAAGGACAAGAAGGCTAAAGCCGAAAAGACGGAAGTCGGATCAGATATCGACTCTGGTTCTAAAGAGGACTAGTCCTTGTCTTTCCCAACGTAATGTGCAATGTCCTAGGCTTAACGGCTTGGGACGTTGTACTTTACTTTCTACTACAAGTTCCAGAGTTCCAATTATTCTATAGTACAAGTAGCAGCAATCCCGCGCTACGCTGGAAATGTACACCACTTTCACCATCATTCATAAGACATTCAAATACTGTTTATACACACTTATATAGCATATTCTTTTTAAACAGTCGTAATAGAACATAATTAATAACTAGAGGGTAATTAATATTATCCTCTAATTTTTAAATAAGCCAATGAAGTTGAATGTGTTTGATTAAATATTAATTCTAATAACTACAATAATGAAAGACAAAAAATTAGGTTTACCAAAAGAGATTAAAGAACAATGGATTGCTGCTTTAAAAAGTGGTAAGTATATTCAAACTAACGGGTCTCTTGAAGTTACTGAAGAAAACGAACTAAGACATTGTTGTATAGGCGTATTAGGTTGTATTGTACCTGAACTAAATAATAATGTATTTGGAAATACTACAAACTCTCCTTATAGTTATTTAAAAAAACACTTAGACTTTAATATAGTTAGGGAACTTTGGACAACGAATGATAGAACTATTGATAAATTTAATAGGAATTACTCAAATGTTATCCCTCTTATTGAATCTTTTCCAACTATTTAATATTACAACTATGTTACACGTAAATACATTAACTAAAGAAATAAAGGATAATTGGGTTAAGGCTGCTAAATCAGGTAAGCATACACAATGTGAAGGTTCACTTGAAGAAAGTGGTTGTTATTGTATCATTGGTGTATTAGGTGCTATAACACCTGGTGTAAATAATATTCCTTATGATGAAAAGAATGCAATTTCATATCTTAGTAAGCTTGTAGGTTCTGAAATAATAAACCTTATATGGAGAACAAATGATAATCTTCGAAAATCTTTTAATACACCAATGACTGAAGCTAAAGATTATAGTAATGTATTACCTGTAATTGAAGCTTTAGAAACAATAGATTAATTAACCCTTAAAAATAGTATCATGTTTGGAATAAGAACAGGTGCTAAATATTAACTACAACAATAAATAACAT